GGAGAACGGATCTCGTCTCCTTGCTTCATCTACTTCTGCTTCTGCTGTTCGTGGGATGTCCTTTAATATTATCTTCCTTGATGAGTTTGCGTTCGTTCCGAATAATATTGCTGAACAGTTTTTTGCTTCTGTCTATCCTACTATATCTTCTGGTAAATCAACAAAAGTTATTATCATTTCTACCCCTCACGGGATGAATATGTATTATAAAATATGGCACGATGCAGAAAGAAATAAGAACGAATATGTTAATACAGAGGTGCACTGGTCACAGGTTCCAGGTAGAGATCAGAAGTGGAAAGAGCAAACTATAGCAAACACATCAGAGGCACAGTTCAGAGTTGAGTTTGAATGTGAGTTTCTAGGATCTGTAGATACACTAATTTCCGCAAGTAAATTAAGATTAATGGTTTATGAAGATCCTCTACACTCCAGTGTAGGACTGGATGTTTATGAAGATCCGATTGACGGACACACTTATACAATGACTGTAGACGTAGCACGCGGAGTAGATGGTGACTATAGTGCATTTTGTATATTTGATACTACAGAACCTCCGTATAAATTAGTAGCAAAATATAGAAGTAATACAGTTAAACCTCTTTTATTCCCAGATATTATAGTCAAGACTGCAAGTGCATACAACCACGCTTTTGTATTAGTAGAAGTAAATGACGTTGGTGCACAGGTAGCAGACATCATACAGTATGATCTTGAGTATGACAATCTATTAATGTCTGCTATGCGTGGTAGAGCAGGACAAGTTATAGGACAAGGATTCTCTGGTGGTAAAGTACAACTTGGTGTAAAGATGTCTAGTGCTGTAAAGAAAGTTGGTTGTTCTAACTTAAAACAATTAATAGAAGATGATAAGATGACTCTATGTGATTATGATATTATCTCAGAACTAACTACGTTTATTCAGAAAGGACAGTCGTGGCAAGCAGAAGAAGGATGTAATGATGACCTTGCTATGTGTTTAGTTATCTTTGCTTGGTTAGCAGTGCAACCATATTTTAAAGAGATACACGATAATGATGTTCGTGTAAAGATGTATGAAGAACAAAGAGAAGCAATAGAAGCAGATATGGCACCATTTGGTTTTGTTGATAATGGTATAGAAGATACAACATTTATTGATGAAGATGGTAACGTCTGGAACTCTGATCCTTATGGTGAAAGAACCTATATGTGGGAATATAGATGAACCTAGAGGACGAGTTAGAATTAGAACACCTATTATTAGAAGATAGAAGGTGTCGTAAATGTCTTGTCACAAAAAATTTATTATCAGATTTTTATAAAACTAGAAAGGATAGAGGTAACTACCCATCTGCATTTGCATATGAGTGTAAAGAATGTACTAAGAAACGTGTTCAAGTACGTAGAAGAAATAAAAAGAGTCGTAAATGGTGTGACTATCCTGACTGGTAAACAGTTCACGTTTTGTTTCCCCATCAGAAACATCGGTATTAATAAATAATTCTAGTAAAATTGGAAGCATTTTTCAAGGAGAATTAAACAATGGCATCCACCCAACTTTCACCAGGGGTCGTTGTACTTGAAAAGGATCTGACAACAGTTGCAAATGCAACTTTAGATAATGTGGCAGTGATAGTCGGTTCTTTTGAAAAGGGTCCTGTCAACAAGATTGTTGATATTACAAGTGAGAAAGAATTACTTTCTACATTTGGTAGACCTAGTGACTTTAACTACGAATACTGGTACAGTGCATCACAGTTTTTACTCTATGGCGGTACATTAAAAGTCATAAGAGCAGAAGCAAGTGCACTTAAAAACTCAATAGACACAGCACAAACAACTCAGACAACTTTCAGTGGAGCAGATACTACTCTTACAGTTAAGGATAGTACAGACTTTGCTCAGAACGATCTGATCTTAATAGACGCTGAAATACTACAGGTTACTGCTGTAAACAGTAATGACCTAACAGTTCTACGTGGACAGTTAGCATCTGCTGCTACTTCACACGCTGCGGGTTCATCTATTACATTAATAGAACAAGCAGGAACATCTACAACTTTAAACGAGGGTGGAACATTAAGTTCAAGTGACACAACAGTTACTGTTGCTGACGGTGGTGCACTTAACGTACAGTTAAACGACTACTTAAAGATTGAAGATGAGATAATTCGTGTAAGTGCTATCGTTGGAAACGACTTAACCGTAACACGTGGAGAACTAAGCACAACTGCTTCATCTCACACAGATGGTGTTGCTGTTTCTCGTCTAACTGTAACAGTCAGCAAAACATTTATTAATGAGACAACTGTAACAGGTGTTACTGCTCCTCTTATTAAAAACATTGAGCAGTATGAATCAACAATCGAGACTGCTGCTAACGCTTGGAAGTGGGGTTCAAGATTCCCTGGAGTTTTTGGTAACTCACTAAGAATAGTGATGACCGATGCAGGTCCAGATCAAATCTTATCACTCGGAGCACCTACATCTGCTGAATGGGATTTCACAGATATAATTACAAACAAGTCAAACATATCCTATAGTCTAGGAAACTCACAAGCAAAAGTGTTTAGTTACACAATGGTTGTTACATTGAGTCCTACAACTATTAATGGAGACTTTAAGGTTGGTGAGTATTGGAGAGCAGAAACAGATGCTTCATCTCCATCATCTATCGACGTTCTTGGACAGGTCGTAGCATATGATCCTGTAACAAGAAAGATTGAACTTAGCGTTGACTATGCTCAGTCATCAGATGTTCTTGATCCAGGTGATGTTATTGCATTATGGGATGCAGCATCAGGTGGTAACAGAACAGGTGACAAAGCAACAGTAGAAAGCGTTGAACGTCAGTTACGTGTTGTAAACAATGCAGGTTCAGAAGACTTTGCAGCAAACTACACAATCGATGATGACAACACTTCTAGTGGTGGTATTCAAGTATTAAGCGTACGTTCAGAATACGAAGAACGTTACTATGGTGGCGAACAAAAATGGATCAACATTGCTCCACGTCCTACAACTTCTCCTTGGGTAAAGGATCGCGGTGGTGATAATGACCAGATGCACATCCTCATCCTTGACGGAGATGGAAAACTAACAGGAACTCCTGGATCAGTCCTTGAGAAATTCCTATTTGTTTCTAAGTCTACAGACGCTAAAGGTGTGCAAGGCGAAACACTTTACTATAAAGATGTAATCAAATCTAACTCAGCATACGTTTACTGGGGTTCTCACGAAGGATCATCATTAATGGATGTTGACGCTGCTGCTAATGGCGGGTTTGGTTTATCTGGTGTGTCTCGTTCATTTGATCTTATCAAATACGCAACACCAATCAAAGATAACGAAACAAATCTTGGTCGTGAACTAATCAGCACAACAAATGGTTCAACTGTAAAATACACACTACAAGGTGGAGTAGACGGATACACAGTATCTCGTGCAAATATCCTTGGTGGATATGACCTTATAGGTGATAGAGAAACAGTTGATGTAGATTACATTTTGATGGGTCCATCAATGGCAAACGCTAATGATACTGTTGCTAAAGCACAGAAGATCATTGACATTGCTGCAACTCGTAAAGATTGTATCGCATTTATCTCACCATCACGCGGAGATGTAATAGGACAATCAGACACAAATGTAATTGTTAATAAAACAATCGATATGTACAGTAAGTTAGGATCAACATCTTACGCTGTATTCGATAACAACTATAAGTACATCTATGACAAGTACAATGACGTATATCGTTACGTTCCTTGTAACGCAGACGTTGCAGGTCTTGTACTAAGTGCAACATTAAATTCAGAAGCGTGGTTCTCACCCGCAGGATTTAATAGAGGTCAATTACGTAATGCAATTAAACTTGCTTACTCACCTCTAAAAGATCATAGAGACAAACTCTATGCTGCAAGAGTCAACCCAATCGTATCATTCCCAGGTCAGGGTATTGTACTATTCGGTGACAAGACTGCACTTTCATATCAATCAGCATTCGACAGAATTAACGTTCGTCGCTTGTTCTTGGTACTAGAAGATGCAATTTCAGACGCAGCAAAAACACAACTCTTTGAACTTAACGATGAGTTTACACGTTCTTCATTCAAGAACATCGTAGAACCATTCCTACGTTCAATACAATCTCGTCGCGGAATCGTTGATTTCTTGGTCGTTTGCGATACGAGCAACAACCCACCTGAAGCAATAGATAGAGGAGAGTTCTTCGCGGAGATATTCGTGAAACCAACACGCTCTATCAACTACATTACATTAACCTTTACCGCTACTAGAACTGGTTCTAGTTTCAGTGAAGTAACATCTTAATCAAGAGAGTAACTAACAATGGCAGAAGCACAACCAGGACAGGTACAAGGTGCAAACATAAAAGCACCTATCTTTACCTTCCGAGATAACGTAAAGGACTTTGCACGTCCTAATCTGTTCCAAGTTGAAGTATTCGCACCTCCTGTTTTACAGAGTGAGATTACACCTCAACCTGGTGGAGTAACTGGATCAACCGCTGACGTTTTAGAAACACTAAGCGGTGGTTCACAACTAAACGCTACTACAGCAAATGCGTTTGGTACATTCCTTGTAAAGGCAGCAAACATTCCCGCATCCGTTGTAGGAGTTGTTAACGTTCCTTACAGAGGAAGACAATTAAAAATTGCAGGTGATAGAACCTTTGAACCTTGGACAGTGACTGTACTTAATGATCAATCATTTAAGTTCAGAGCATTCTTCGAGGCGTGGTCATCTAACATCCAAGCACTACAACAAAACTTCCAAAATTCAAATACTATTGCAGACTATCAGTCTACAGCAAAAGTTCGTCAGATGGATCGTAAAGGAAACATCATCAGAACTTATAGATTTGAAGGTATCTGGCCAAGTAACATCAGTGCTATCGAACTTGACTGGGGAACAAATGACACTCCAGAAGAGTACACTGTAGAGTTCCAAGTACAATACTGGACTTACGACAACGACGTAGATAGCGGAAACCAGTCATAAAAACGCGGTTTCTTACCTCGCTAAATAGTTACGTAGAACAGGTACATAGTTAATGTCTCAACTTTTTGGTTATTCTCTTGAGCGTGCGAAGAAGGGTCAGAATAATGGTCCTTCTTTTGTGCGTAAAGAATCTGATGATGCTGCAACTCCCGTAGCAGGTGGTGGTTATTTTGGAACCGCTATTGACTTAGATGGTAGTTATAAAGACGAATCAGATCTTATTAGACGATATAGAGAAATGTCCATTCACCCAGAGTGTGATAGGGCAGTGGATGATGTTGTCAACGAAGCAATAGCGGGTGAAAGAGATGATAGTCCCGTAGATGTAGACCTAGCAAACCTAGAAGTAAGTGCAGGGATACGCAAAAAAATCAGAGATGAGTTTCATAACGTTCTCAGATTACTAGATTTTGATAAGAAAGCATACGATATATTCCGCAGATGGTACATAGATGGAAAGTTATATTACCATAAGGTCATTGATACTAAGAATCCTCGTCGTGGTATTACAGAGTTAAGGTATATTGACCCCCGTAAGATTCGTAAAGTAATAGAATTTGAAGCAAAGAAAGATAGACAGTTTGTAGATCCACGCACAATGGAATCTTTAACTGCACCTAGATCAGCAGAATATTACGTTTACAATCAAAAAGGTTTACGTGGTCTTGAAACTACAGGGATCAAGATTGCATCTGATGCTATTGCTTTCTGCCACAGTGGTTTGAAAGATATGAATAAGAATGTGATTATGTCACATTTACATAAGGCAATCAAAGCACTCAATCAACTTAGAATGATTGAAGATAGTCTTGTGATCTATAGATTATCAAGAGCACCAGAACGTAGAATATTCTACATTGATGTAGGTAATCTACCAAAACAAAAAGCGGAACAATACCTCCGTGAGGTTATGAGTCGCTATAGAAACAAATTAGTTTACAATGCAGATACAGGAGAAATAAGAGATGACAGAAAATTTATGTCGATGCTCGAAGATTTCTGGTTGCCCAGAAGAGAAGGAGGACGAGGTACTGAAATCACTACGCTCCCAGGTGGACAAAATCTTGGAGAACTTGAGGATGTCAAGTACTTCCAAAAGAAACTATACCGTGCATTAAATGTACCAGAGTCTAGATTAGAATCTGATTCCACATTTAATTTGGGTCGTGCTGCTGAGATTACACGTGATGAAGTTAAATTCCAAAAGTTTGTTACACGTCTCCGCAAAAAATTCTCAGAATTATTCCACGATTTACTTAAGACACAATTAGTTTTAAAAGGTATCATCTCTATTGAAGAATGGGATGATATGTCTGAGCACATTCAGTATGATTTTATTGCTGATAACTACTTCAGTGAATTAAAAGATCAAGAAATTCTGAATGAAAGAATGAATCTTGTTACTACAATGGATCCTTTTGCGGGTCGTTACTTCTCTCTTGACTATATACGTCGTAAGGTCTTACGTCAGTCAGACGCTGAGATTAAGGAGATTGACAAGCAAATGGAAGGAGAAATTAGTAGTGGTAAGTTACCAGACCCCGCTGCTGTTGATCCTATGACAGGAGAACCTTTAGAAGGTGCACCAATGGATGCTCCACCAGAGGAAGAGTCCGAGGATATTACATCATCTGGACCCGAATCAGTCACTCCCGCTGATTATAAACGCGGAGAATTCTAAATAGTATTAATTGAGGAATTAATTATGCCTAGCATTGGAGCTATGGAAATAGTCAACAAACTCTTTTCTGGATCAAAAGATGTCAGTTCAGAGGTTGACGATGCGATGAATACAATGACCGCTGCTGCTATCGAACAGCAAAAAATTGAAATTGCAAAAAACTTTCTGACAGAACCAGAAGAAACAGAGGAAACACCTAATGAAACTGATAACGGAGAAGGTTGAAGACGTAAAAGTCTTAACTGAAGAGAAAAACGGTAAGAAAAAACTCTATATAGAGGGTACTTTTCTACAAGGAGAGATTAAAAACCGCAACGGAAGAATGTATCCGTTAGCAACTCTTGAGAGAGAAGTGTCTAAATATAATGAGTCATTTGTAAAAAGCGGTCGTGCTCTTGGTGAGTTAGGTCATCCAGAAGGTCCTACCGTAAATTTAGATCGTGCATCTCATTTAATTACTTCTTTAGTTCAAGAAGGCAATAACTTCAGAGGTCGTGCTCGTATTCTCGAAACACCAATGGGTAACATTGCTAAGAACTTGCTTGATGAAGGAGTAAAACTTGGAGTTTCTTCACGTGGTATTGGATCATTAAAAGAAACTAATGGGTGTAAAGTTGTCGCTGATGACTATATGCTCGCTACAGCAGCAGATATTGTTGCTGATCCTTCCGCACCTGATGCTTTTGTTAATGGTATTATGGAAGGAAAGGAGTGGGTATGGGCAAACGGACTTATAAAAGAGTCAGAACTTGCACATATTAAACGTGGGTTAGACAATGCCCCTAGTAGTAGAGTCCTAGAAGAAAGAAAACTTTCCGCGTTTTCACAGTTCCTAGGAACTTTATAATTATAAATAATTGTTAGAAAAACTGTATTACATTTAACAAGGAGACAACTAATGTCCGCAGATGAACAAGTTATGACACCCGAAGATAAGCAGGAAGTCACCGAAGCAAAATTTGACGGTGCTGTATCTGATCAGTCTTCTTTAGGTGCAGTTCAAGATCTTGGAGGTCCTACTCCAACGAACTCTAAACCTGATGATGAGTCAAACAAACTCAAAACTGGTGGTGGTCCAACAGCGACTGCTCCAAAAACAAAACCTTCTGATGCTAGTCCTCAGAAGCACGAGTCTGTTGAAGCAGAAAATGCAGAAGGCGACAACCTTATTGAGGTTGACTTATCCGCTGATGTAGCAGCACTCACAGAGGGTGAGGACCTTTCCGAAGAATTCAAAGAAAAAGCAACTACTATTTTTGAAGCAGCAGTTGTTTCTCGTTTGAATGAGGAAGTGGGTAAGATCCACGAAGAGTACGCTTCCACTCTTTCAGAGGAAGTAGAAAAAATTAAGACAGAACTTGCTGAGAAAGTTGATGAGTATCTTACATACGCAACTCAGCAATGGTTAGACACTAACCAACTCGAAGTCGAAAATGGTCTCAAGGCAGAGATCGCTGAGAGTGTAGTTTCTGGTCTTAAACAAGTTTTCGTTGAGAACCACATTGAGGTTCCTGACGAGAAAGCAGACGTTGTTGATGCAATGACTGCTGAATTAGATAATATGGAAACAAAACTCAACGAGCAAATTGAAGCTAATGTTGAACTTACTAAAAAGGTAAGTGCCTTTGTTAAGAATGGGATAGTGAACGAAATAGCAGAAGGTTTAGCATCTACCGAAAAGGAGAAGTTATCCCAACTTGCTGAGGGTGTTGAGTTTGAAGATGAAGAGTCATTCCGCAATAAGGTAGCAACTCTTAAGGAGAGTTATTATCCTAGCAAACCTGCTGCTCCTGCAACAGAAACTATTGCTGAAGACGTACAACCTGTTGTGGATACAGATATGACTGAAAGTATGTCACGTTACGTGGATGCTTTACGTCGTTGGACTAAGTGATAAAAATACCCTAAACAATTTTTCAAAAATACTTTTCCTGGAGGGGAAATACGCAAATGTTTAATTCTGAACAGTTGCAGGAAAAGTGGAACCCTGTTCTTGACTGTGATGGACTTGATGGTATCAAGGATACATACAGAAAAGCAGTTACCGCTGTCCTGTTAGAAAACCAAGAAAAATTCCTACGCGAAGAAGCAGGAATTTTAACTGAAGCAGCACCTACAAACTCTACTGGATCTTCAAGTTCAGCAGCAGGTTTTAGTGCTACTGCTACAGCAACTGGTCCTGTTGCAGGTTTCGACCCAGTTCTAATCTCATTGATTAGAAGATCAATGCCTAAGTTAATCGCTTATGACATTGCGGGTGTACAACCTATGACTGGTCCAACTGGACTCATCTTTGCGATGAGATCTAGATACGGAACCAACCGTGCATCTGGTACTGAAGCATTCTTTAATGAAGCAGATTCACAGTTCTCTGGAACTGACGCTGCGGGTACTAGCGGATTCGGTTCAGCAGGTTCTGCTCAGGCAGGATCAAACCCAGGTCTACTTAACGACTCTGGTACATTTACAAACGGTACAGGAATGAGAACCGATGAGTCTGAGACTCTAGGTACTGGTTCTAATGCCTTCGCTGAAATGAACTTCAGTATTGAGAAAGTTACTGTGACTGCTAAGTCCAGAGCACTCAAGGCAGAGTACAGTTTAGAACTAGCACAGGATCTTAAAGCAGTTCACGGTTTAGACGCTGAGTCTGAATTGGCAAACATCCTATCAACTGAAGTCCTTGCTGAAATCAACAGGGAAGTTGTTAGAACTGTTTACAAGATTGCAAGACCTGGTGCTCAGAACAACACTGCTACCGCAGGTATCTTCGACTTAGACGTAGACTCCAATGGTAGATGGTCTGTTGAGAAGTTCAAAGGACTTCTATTCCAGATCGAGAGAGATATGAACGCAATCGGGCACGAAACTCGTCGCGGAAAAGGGAACATAATTATATGTTCTGCTGACGTTGCTTCAGCACTCTCAATGGCAGGTGTACTTGATTACACTCCTGCTCTACAAGGTAACAGCAACCTACTTCCAGATGATAACTCCTCAACACTTGCAGGAACATTAAACGGAAGAATCAAGGTTTATGTTGACCCATATTCAGCAAACGTAAGTGACAGACACTTCTATGTTGCAGGATACAAAGGATCTTCTGCATATGATGCAGGATTATTCTACTGTCCATATGTTCCTCTACAAATGGTAAGAGCAGTTGGTCAGGACACATTCCAACCAAAAATCGGATTTAAGACAAGATACGGTCTTGTTGCAAACCCATTCGCGGAAGGTACAACTCAAGGAGAGGGAGCACTTACTGCTAACGCTAACCGTTATTACAGAAGAGTTCTTGTTGATAACCTAATGTAAGCAATCGCTTATATACTTTACAAAGACCCCTTCGGGGGTCTTTTTTTATGTTAAATAATGGGAGGTTGAACATTTCTATGAACGGACGATTGAACAAAGTTCAAATGCTTGCAAAAGTAATGAGAATGAAAGATGGTTTACATCAGCACCAGTGGTACCCTCATTGGAATGAAAACGAACGTGCTGCTGCACAGATGATATTAAATAACGTTCTTGATGTTCTAGACGAATACTGGGAGTAGTATAAATAAAATTACGGAAACAACTAATATCGTAAATGTCTTTTCCAACGCAAATAAGCAACAGGAATTTCCTCAGTCCAGGTGGTTTCCGATTTACCTTAGCGAAGTATCCTAAGATTGCATACTTTTGTCAATCAGCAAACATACCCGCTATATCAGTCGGTGAACTAACTCAACCAACACCATTCAGACCTATTCCATTTGAAGGTGTATTGTCATATCAAACACTATCATTAAGATTTTTAGTAGATGAAGATCTTGAGAACTATCTGATTATCCATAACTGGATGAGAGGACTTGGTGTTCCTGAGAAATTTAAGGAGAGACAAGAACTTATTGACTCACAAACAAATAACTTTGCACAAGGTATTGGTGATAAAGAATTTGCTGACGGAACTCTCACTGTATTGAATAGTAATTTTCAACCAAACTTTAATATAGTATTTAAAGATATGTTCCCAATAGCATTGAACACACTAGAGTTTGACGCTGCATTATCTGACACCGAATACTTTAATTCTGTGGTAGAATTTAACTATCTACAATATGAAATCCAATCACTATCTGGACAACGCTTGACAACATTAAAATAAAATATGGACCCACTTGAAATGATTAAACAGTCTTGGGCAGGAGACTGTATTTTTGATGAAGACAAATTAGACGCAGAGTCATTAAAGATACCATCTTTACACGCAAAGTATCAAGACTTCTGGTCAAAGTATTCTTTAATACTAGAAGATAATAAGAAAAAACTTAGTATCTTGAGAAGAGACAAGTATCTTTTTTATACTGGTAAAGCAGATGCGGAAGTATATAAAGAAAATCCTTTTGATTTAAAAGTATTGAAAAATGATCTGAATACTTTTATGGAAGCAGACGAGGACATACAGACTCAACAATTAAAAATAGCATACTTTGAAACTGTTATAAATTATTTGGAAGGGGTGTTAAAACAAATTAACAATAGAACCTATCATATTAAAAATGCCCTTGAACATAGACGTTTTGAAGCAGGTTTCTAATGACCCTCATTACAAAGAAGAATGAAGTCTTCTTGCGAGTTGATGCTGATCCTCACATCCATCAAGAATTATCAGATTATTTTACCTTTGAAGTACCTAATGCAAAGTTTTTACAGAAGCAAAGAAGGTACAAATACTGGGACGGAAAAATTAGATTATATTCACCTGGAAATGGAGAGTTGTATGTAGGATTATATGATTACCTAATTGAATGGTTAAACAAAAAAGGTTATAATTATAGTGTACAGTCAAACAAACAATACGGAGAACCAAATGAGTCGGAAGAATTTGTCACCCCTGAGTCTGTTGCTTCCTTTGTTAGAGGTCTCAATCTGCCTTTCAAGATCCGAGGATACCAACTTAGAGGACTTTATTGCAGCATTAAGTATAACAGAAGACTTTTACTATCACCAACTGGATCTGGGAAATCGTTAATCATCTATACATTAATTAGATGGCACTTGCTTCACGATAGGCAAATACTTATTATCGTACCAACTACATCATTAGTAGAACAATTATTTAAGGACTTTCAAGATTATGGATGGAATGCAAGAGAACACGTTAACAAAATCTATGCAGGGAAAGAACGTTATAGAGAATCTCCTGTTGTCATTTCTACGTGGCAGTCTATCTACAAGGAACCTCGCAATTTCTTTAATAGGTTTGATGTTGTTATCGGGGATGAGGCACACCTTTACAAAGCAAAGTCTCTAACAAAATTATTGACCAAGATGCACGCTTGTAAGTATCGTATTGGTCTAACAGGTACTCTCGATGGTATGCAATGCCATCAATTACAACTAGAAGGATTATTTGGTCCAGTAGAAAAAGTAATTAGAACTGATGAGTTGCAGAAGAAAGGATACTTATCAGATTTAAAAATAAATGTATTGGTATGTAAGCACGAATATATTGAGTTTGAAAACTATCAGGAAGAGATAGAGTATATAATTACACATCCAAAAAGAAATAAAATTATAGTAAACTTAGCGTCAGACCTAACTGGTAATACTCTAGTGCTATTCAATTACATTGAAAGACACGGAGATGTTCTCAGAGATATGATAAATAGTAAAAAGGGAAATAAAAAACTCTTTTATATCCACGGAGGAACTGATACTTCTGATCGGGAAATGGTGAGAGAGATATGTGAGGTGACTAGCAATGCTATCATTCTTGCATCGTACGGTACATTCAGTACGGGTATTAATATTAAGAACCTACATAATGTAATCTTTGCTTCACCATCCAAGTCTAGAATTAGGAACCTTCAATCTATAGGAAGAACACTTAGGAAACACGATTCCAAAGCACGTGCCTACCTTTATGACTTTGCTGATGATATTAGTAATGAACATAATCGTAATATGACTTTAAACCATATGGTTTTTAGAATCAAAACATATAACGAAGAAAAATTTGACTACTCAATTACAGAAATCAATCTAAGGAAGTAGAACAATGTCACTCAATTACGTCAAACACGAAGAAGAATTTTTAGGAGTTGCCAAACTCACTAATGGAGATGAGGTTATTGGTAAGTTTACTGTTGTAAAAGATACCGATGGAACTGATGTTGTTTTTATAGTTGACCCTGCAAAAGTACATCACGGTTCAGTTAATATTGGGGATGGTAAAAGAACTGAGATGGTTGGATTAAAAAGATGGATGTATTTTTCTGATGAGGAGTTTTATATAGTTCCTGATAATCAAATAATATCCCTCGCCCCGCAATCGACGGAGGCGACGATGATGTATAAAATGTTTGTACGTCAAGAATTCAGACACGAATCCCTAGCAGATATAAGAGAAAGGAATGAAGTTGACCCTAACCCTAATCAAGGATTCTTAGGAACTGTTGACGAGAACAGAAAGAAATTTGAAGATCTATTTAATAAACCTTTAGAGTAGTTATAACCATCCCTTGAACCCTTACAGTGTTAATTGTACAGATAATTACAACTGTTGTCAACCCCTATTGACGTTTCCTAACAAATAATGTACTATAGTGTATAGGAAACTTAGTTATTAATGGCGATCTCGATGCCAAGAAGGAAACAAAAAAGTCAGCATTACGTTGACAATAAAAAATTTTTAGAAGCACTAATTAATCATAAAGAAAGAATTAAACGTGCTGCATCTCAAGACAAACCTAAACCAAGGATTCCTGAGTACGTAGGAGATTGTTTTCTAAAAATTGCTACGCATCTATCTTACAGACCCAACTTCATAAACTATATGTACAAAGAAGATATGGTATCAGATGGGATAGAGAACTGTGTCCAGTATATAGATAACTTCGATCCAAATAAATCTAAAAATCCGTTTGCTTATTTTACACAAATAGTTTACTTTGCTTTTTTAAGAAGAATTGCAAAAGAAAAAAGACAGCAATCTATTAGAGAAAAAATTATCGAGAAGTCTGGTTTTGATCAGATATTCCACACTGATGGTGATGTAGATACTGCTTCACTAAACAACATCAAGACTCGTATTGAAATGAATAATAGGTATCAATGAAAGCAGATAGACACTGGGATCCTTTAGAAGATTTAGAACAAGATCTAATAAAAGAACTTAAAGAGATTACTAAACAACTGAGGGGTAATCTAACACAACTGACCAGAGCAGACTCTACTGGCAGACAATCTAAAGTTATTGAAATTGAGTACGACATTGAAGTATGAAACTAACACAAGAAATTATTGACAAAATACAGGAAGCAATGCTTCACACTAAAAAGGATGGCACTGTTAACTGGAAAGATACTGATGAGATTGAGGTGCAATTAGCAGGAACATTTGCTGCTGATAGGTTTATTGTTATCAAGAACAGAACAAAAGACCCAGTAGTATCTGCTGCACCACACCCTTACTTCGATTATGAAAAGGGTGTCTTTACTAAAGATGGTAGGGAAGAGTATATGAAAGAGCAGAAACAATCATTTATCAAGAGTAAAGGTATTCCTGCACCAGAGGATATAGGATGAAGATTCTTTTAATAACAGATCAGCACTTTGGTGCTAGGAATGACAACCCGATATTCCTAAACAAATTTAAACAGTTCTATGAACAGATTGTATTTCCTTACATTGATAGGAATAATATAGATACTGTCTTTTGTTTAGGAGATACTTTTGATAAACGTAAAAGTATAAACTATCTTTCTTTAGAAGCAACTAGAGATATGTGGTTCAAACCTTTACAGGATAGAGGAATAAAAATGTATATGTTGATAGGTAATCACGACATATATTTCAAGAATACTTTGAGAGTAAATGCTTGCGAACATTTATTAAAAGAATATGATAACTTAGAAATTATTACAAAACCGACAGAGGTAACTTTAGACGAGAGAAAGTTTCTAATGCTTCCTTGGATTTGTGATGATAATAAAAATGATATTTACAAAGCAATAGAAGATACAGATGCTACTTCTTGTATGGGACATCTAGAATTACAAGGGTTTGAAGCACTTCCTGGAGTTCGTATGCAACACGGTGATGACCCAGAAAGATATTCTAAGTTTAAATTAACTTGCACAGGACATTTTCATCACAGATCAAGGATGGATAATATAATGTATCTGGGTAATCCGTACCAACTTTACTGGAATGATTACGGTGCAGTTAGAGGATTTCACGTCCTAAATACTGATGACCTAAGATTAACATTTATACAAAATCCTTTTAATATATTTGAAAAAATATTTTATGATGATACTAATAATGATTATGAAACATTACCAGACCATAAAGAACTGGTAGGAAGTTACGTAAAACTCGTAGTTCAACAAAAAGATAATCAAAAATTATTTGATCGTTATGTAAAACATTTACAAGATGTTGGTGTTGCAGATTTAAAAATTATTGAAGATCTTACTCTTGAAGCAGTAGAGATAGATGAGTCTATTAAACTAGAAGATACAATGACTATCTTAGAAAATTATGTTAATGAATTAGAAGATCACATTGACAAAAAGAATATTGTTAAAATAGTTAAATCACTTTACCTTGAGGCACTTAACGTCTGATGTTTGTTCTTACTGATAAAGCAACTGGTGGAGTCTACGCTGTCACTGATGACGAGAAAGATGAAAAGGTTGTACAAATTTTTGTTGACAAAGACGACGCTTTACGCTATTATGGACAGTTGGAGGCACTAGACTATAATCGTCCTCTACAAATCCTAGAGTTAGACGAAGAGCAAGTACGAACAAACTGTATTAATCACGGTTATATGTATTGCATAATTACTCCTAACGATCTTGTTACCCCTCCCCCTGACTTAATCATATGATTGTATTTGAAAAACTTCGTTGGAAGAATTTATTATCTACAGGCAATCAATTCACAGAATTTAATTTATCCGATACTAGATCAACTCTAGTCATTGGTGGTAATGGCACAGGCAAATCTACAATGCTTGATGCTTTAACATACGGATTATTTAATAGACCCTTCCGCAAAGTTAGTAAGGGTCTTTTAGTCAATTCAATTAACGATAAAGATTGTGTAGTAGAAATAGAATTTAAAGTCGGGACGGTTAGTTATAAAGTAGTTCGTGGTATGAAACCTGCTATCTTTGAGATATATCGTAATGGTGCATTGTTAGATCAAGATGCTGCTAGTAGAGACTATCAAAAATACTTAGAACAATCTGTTTTAAAACTTAATTATAAATCATTTACACAAGTAGTCATACTAGGGAGTAGTACATTTGTTCCTTTTATGCAACTTACAGCAGCACATAGAAGAGAAGTTATAGAAGATCTACTAGACATACAAATTTTTTCTAATATGAATCTCTTATTGAGAGAACGTGTAAGAGATAATAATGAATCACTTAGAGACTGTGAGTATGAATTGCAGATAGCAGAGGAGAGAGTTACTGCACAGAAGAGAACTCTATCAGCATTAACAGGTGCTAACGATGAACGCATACAAGTATTAGAAGAACAGTTTAAAGAGAACGAAGATGGTATGATGGCAATAAAAAGTAAGATGGATTTTTTACAAACATCTATGACAGAACTAGGTGATTTTAAAAATCATATAGATGTTCTTGAATCTAAATGGGAATCAGCAAAAACTATTGAAACTAAATTAGATACTAAGATTGAAAGAATAGAAAAAGATATACAATTTTTTAATGAACATTCTACTTGTCCTACTTGTACTCAAGATATTAATGAGTCACTCAGAAATATAAAAGTAAATAGTCTAGCAACTAAAGGTAATGAGTTAGATAAAGCACGTGATCAACTTAAGTTAGAGATTGCAAAGGTAAGATCTAAGATGGTTGCATTTACAGAAGCAGCAGATAAGTATGCAGATATGCAAAGAGAGATACATCATCTATTAGATAAACAAGATAGATTAGTAAAGACTAATACTAGAATACTAGGAGAGATTAAAAAGTTACACGACAAACCTAATATTGCTACAGAGAAACAAACTCTTATGCAAAGACAAGCAGAGTTTGATGTTAAAGAAGATGCCTGTGCAGAAGTGTCAAGACTATCAAGTGATTACAAACTTGTAAGTAGTTTATTAAAAGATGGTGGTATTAAGTCTAAAATTATTGCAAAGTATATACCTGTTATCAATCAAAGTATCAATAAGTTCCTATCTAATATGGATACTTATATTAACTTTACTCTTGATGAAGAGTTTAATGAAGTTATCAAATCCCGTTATCGTGACAAATTCTCATACTCCTCTTTTTCAGAGGGAGAAAAACAGAAGATCGACTTGTCATTATTATTTACTTGGAGACACGTTGCAAAAATGAAAAACTCGATTGCAACAAATTTACTTATTCTAGATGAGGTTTTTGATAGTTCTTTGGACAACTATGCTACCGAAGAACTATTGAAAATACTAAAGGGTTTTGGTGATACAAACATCTTTATCATTTCACATAAAGGTGAAGTCCTACTTGACAAATTTGAAAAAACAATTAAATTTGATAAGGTAAACAATTTTTCTAAGTGTGGAGAAATAGAATGAACTGTTGGCACTGCGGACCAGATGTACAATTAATCTGGGGAGGAGACTTTAATGGAGAAGACTATTGTAATGATGAGATTGCTATAGTTAGTAATCTTTCTTGTCCTAAATGTGGATCATATGTTGAGGTCTATTTACCAAAAGATGAATTTAGACCATAATGTTTGACACTCCTTACTACAGAGGAAATGATGAGTTTAAAATGCACCATCAGTTCCAGAAACATCTACATAGTAGAAGGGATGAATTTTGTGTGCCAGATAATGCTTTCAATGGAACTGGATATTCTACAATAAGATCAGACAATCGTATTCATTTAGAGTATCCTGAGTTTGGTTCATATCTTAATGAAGCAATATCAAAGTATGATGATAAACTACAATGCACTCACGCTTGGGTTAACATAAATCCACCAGGATCATATCAAACCAGACACAATCACGCTTGTTGTGATATGGCAGGTACATACTATGTGACAGTTCCAGAAGCAGACTCAGGTAACATACAGTTTTATAATCCATCACCTACAGTAGAAGCAATGATGATACACCAACCCTATCATTGCTCCACCCATCTTCACATACCTACAGAGAAAGACATCCTGATCTGGCCAGGGTTCTTGGACCACGAGGTAACATATAATTATTCAAATGAAGAAAGATGGAGCGTCTCGTTTATGCTATCTTTAACTCACCTAGATAGATTAGAAAGATTTCCATCTATGTTAGTCTATGATTGAAAGATTTACCGATAACAGCGAGTGGTTGGACAAACTAATCAACGATCTGGAAAAGAAAGATGAGTACAAGAATCCCGAATTGGCAGCATCACTCGAAGAAGGAGACGAAGAGACATCTAAAACCTCAGAAACTAAGAGCAGCGAGAAAAAGATGTAGACAATTAATAAACCGTCTACTAAGTGTTTCCAAACAGTCAGGAAACGTTTAATATATGTGTAACGAAACAAATTCAAATGACTGTTAACACTGGAGTAAAAGGTACACTTGCAAAACTACTTGCAACAGAAGACCTTGTTGTTGAGCACAAGACCTGTGAAACTGCATCTTTCGATGTTGCTCGCAGAGTTCTTACATTACCTAACTGGGAAAAAGCAACTGAAGAAGTATATGATCTTCTAGTAGCACACGAAGTAGGACACGCATTATTCACACCTAATAGACACTGGGATGATTTACCTTGCCCTAAGTCAATCATCAACGTAACAGAAGATGCACGTATTGAGAAGTTGATGAAGAGAAAGTATGGTGGTCTTCCAAAAACATTTTATAGAGGATACAGAGAACTAGATGCTATGGATTTCTTTATGATTCCTGATGATCAAGATGAGATCAATCTAGTTGACAAGATCAATCTTCACTTCAAGTCAGGTGCATTTACTCCTATCGACTTTGCTCCAGAGCACGAGTATCTTGTAGACCTTGTAGGTGACGCAGAAACATTTGAAGATGCAATAGAAGCAGCAGTAGAAATATACAAAGTAATGCAAGAGATTGAAAAGGAAAAAGAACTAGAGAAACTTGCTGAAACAGAAGAAGGAGAAGAAGAAGGTAGCGGTCAAGGAAATCTAGGTGAAGGTGAGCAAACACCAGACCTAGAAATTATCGATCCAAATCAACCTTGGGATCAAGGACAGCAGATGCAACAAAAAGGAGTGCAAGAAGGTAAAGCACAAGGTGGTAATTCTGGTGGTGTAGACTACGATCCATTCCAATCACAAACTGACGAAGCGTTTACTCAAGGAACTAAAGACCTAACAGAGGAACCACATTTCGGTCGTGATACTGTATATGTTGAACTACCAAAGAAACTAAATCCTGATCACTTTACAGTTGGTTCTGACTATCTTCTAAAAGTAAACAGAGACCATTACAATTCTGAGAATGAATTAAAAGAAGAAGGCAAGCAAGCATCCTATGATCAAACTATCAATGAATACAAGACCTTCCACAAGAAATCACAGAAAGAAGTAAACTATCTTGTAAAAGAGTTTGAGTGTAAGAAAGCAGCATCATCATATGCTCGTGCTAGAACCTCTCGTACAGGTGTTCTTGATACATCTAAACTACACACATACAAGTTTACTGATGATATTTTCAAGAAAGTTACTGTCCTTCCAGAAGGTAAGAATCACGGTATGATTTTCTTATTAGATTGGTCAGGTTCTATGTCTAATAACATCAGAGAAACTGTAGAGCAAGTTATCCAACTATGTTGGTTCTGTAAGAAAGTCAACATCCCATTTGATGTTTACGCATTTACTAATGATGGATATGCTGCATCTTATAGAATGGATGTCAATGGTATTAAGCACGACCCCGATAGTTATGGATATAAAAGTCTACACGAACCTGTCGTAGGTGAGTTTGCCCTTGAAAATGGTTTTACATTACTCAATGTAGTATCTTCAAAGCAGAAAAAGAAAAACTTTGAAGATTCACTTAAGTACCTTTTCGTTAATGCTACTGCTAACAACTACAGAAGTTACTACAGTTTCAAAAATGGTTTCTCTGTAAGTTATCAAATGGCACCAGGATTCGGTCTATCAGGTACACCTTTGAATGAAGCACTCGTATTGATGAAACCTGTTATAAAAGAGTTTATCAAAAGAGTAGACAAACTTACACTATGTGTTCTTACTGATGGTGAAGGTCAACATTCTTCTTACTACAGTGGTGATCATACTTATCATAGTCGTCCATATCCAAATTCTATAGGTTACAACTGTTCCCTTAGAGATCGTAAACTAGGACGTACTTACGGTAAGTTTGATGGAGGTGATAAGACTACAGAAATTCTCCTTGAGAACTTACGTGAGACATATCCTGCTCTCAATATTCTTGGGTTCCGTTTACTTGGTTCACGTGATGGACATTACTTCTTCGGTAGAGCATTTGAGTATGATACAGAACCAATGGAGAAAGCAAAGAAAGCATACAGAAAAGATAAGTATGTTGCTCTCACAAACACTGGATACCATAAGTTATTCGTTATGCCATCTAACAATCAGAGCGATACAGAAGAACTATGGGATGACATCAAGGAAGGTTCTTCACGTGCAGAGATTACTAGGACATTCAAAAAGATGTTCAAGAACAAGAAGTCTAATAAGAAGATGCACAACTCATTCATAGAGACAGTTGCATAACCAATTATATTAGTGTCACACAACCCCCTTTCAAGGGGGTTTTTTATTGCTATTGTATATACATAGACACAAGACAACAAATGCCTTTCACAACTGCAATCCCTGTGACCACACCTGATATAGTCACATACTTAACAACAAACTTCGGCAATGAAGTATCTGTCAAAGAACTACTATCTGCTGCTGATGAGTTTCGTTGTTCACTAGCAACAATCAAGAAACGTCTTAAGACTTATAAGGTTGCCATTGGTAAGTGGAACCTATCTGTTAAAGAACTAGAGCAAACATTCAAAGCACCTGCTGCTACACCTGCTGTTCAGCAAGTACAATCTGTTCCTCGTTCAGAGCAAATACTTGTTCCAGACATTGACCCTAACTATGTTCCTTTTGGTAACTTCACTGCTGTCAAAAAGATTATCAGTTCAAACGTTTTCTATCCTACATTCATCTCTGGTTTATCTGGTAATGGTAAGACATTCGGTGTAGAACAAGCGTGTGCTCAACTTAAGAAAGACTTTGTAAGAGTCAACATCACAGTTGAGACAGATGAAGATGATCTTATTGGTGGTTTCCGTTTAGTCAATGGAGATACTGTATGGCACAATGGTCCAGTTATCGAAGCACTTGAGAGAGGTGCTGTCCTTCTCCTTGATGAGATTGACCTAGCATCAAACAAAATTCTTTGCTTACAATCTGTACTAGAAGGTAAAGGTGTATTCCTTAAGAAACTAGGTAGGTATGTAAAACCTGCTAATGGATTCAATGTATTTGCAACTGCTAATACTAAAGGTAAAGGTTCTGACGATGGTAGATTCATCGGCACCAATGTTCTTAACGAAGCATTCCTTGAGAGATTTGCTATCACACTAGAGCAAGAGTATCCAACAGTTACTGTTGAGAATAAGATTCTTACTAAGATCGCTACTGATCTAAAGATCAATGACAAAGACTTTGTATCTCGTCTATGTGATTGGGCACAGGTCATCCGTAAGACATTCAACGATGGCGGTATTGATGAAGTGATCTCTACTCGTAGACTTGTACACATTATGCGTGCATACTCAATCTTCAATAAGAAAGAAGATGCAATCAAGTACAGCATCAATAGATTCGATGATGAGACTAAGCAAGCATTCTTAGAACTCTATGATAAGATAGATGTTGACTTCCAAAAGGAAGACTGATATACTAAGGGGGTATAAACCCCCTTTTATAATGTTCAAGTATGAAGAGGACAAACTCCTCAAAGAAATTTACAAGTACATTGAAAAGACCTATGAAGGTCACTACTCAAATGGACAAGTACAAACTCTTGACATTATAGAATCGGTTGGTGATGCTGAAGCATTCTGTAGAAGTAATATTCTAAAGTATGCTTCTCGTTACGACCGCAAGGGAACAGCAAGGAAGGACATTGTTAAAATCGTTCACTATGCTATACTCTTATTACACTTCTCTGATAAGTCCGACAACAATGACCCAAGTTAAATTAACTAAATCCACATTCAACACACTTAAAAATTTTGCGACGATCAACAAATCTATTGTTATCAATCCTGGTTCTAAAATCCGTACGATCAGTGTTAACAAAAACATATTTGCTTCTGCTGAAGTCGAAGAAGTCTTTCCTACACAAGTCCCCATTTATGACCTCGGTGTATTTCTCTCTGGTCTCTCGATGTTTGAGAACCCTATCTTTGATTTCAGTTCAGACAGTAAGGTTATCATCAAAGATGAATCGGGTGCGGAATCAAACTTCTTCTACAGCGACCCAGAACTCGTAGTACAACCTCCTAAAGATGGAGTTAAACTACCTGACACTAAGACAGTTAAGTTTACTCTTAAACCTAATGTGTTAGATAATCTTCTACGTGCAGCATCAGTTTATGCAGTTCAAGATTTATGTTTATATTCCAAGAATGGTTCTCTTGTATTAACTGTATGTGATAAAAAGAATGAGACATCTAACAGTTATGAAGTGCCAGTAGGAACAACAACTGAAGATGATCTTTGCTATTGTTTTAAAGTAGAGAATCTTAGGTTGCAACCCGAAGAATATAATGTTACAATCTATGATAATAGATGTGCTCTATTTGATGCAGTGAATCGTGATCTGCAATACTTTATCGCTCTTGAACCACAATGAAACTTAAGAAACACGACACTCCAAAACCAACAGAGAATCCAGAACAACTGTTGGCAAGATTTGAGAAACGTATCCAACAACTCAATGCTAGAAAAGATGAGTTGCAAGGGTGGTATGATGAGTATGTAAAACTCGAACAAGATCTTACTAGACTTCAAGGATCAGTTGATGCAGTTACTTACATAGCAACTGGTAAACTTCCTGGAGACGGAAACCACGGTGGTATGAGAGACCACAAACCTGTAAAGCACGGTAAACTAGACGCACTCGACTAGATGAAAGAATTTGATTATGGACTCGATTACAAGAGACTTGATTTTACAGACGAGGAAACTCGTAACCTTTATCGTATTGGAAGAGGAGAACAGGGAGTCCTTTTGGTTCGCCCTTATACTAATGATATATGTGCTCATTGGAGATTCAAAACTCCAGACGAAGCAGTAACATCATCCAATAAAATTTACTCGATGTATCTCGGTTACAGAGATGAAGAGGATTTTATTGGTATGGATATGTGTCGAAAATTCTTGGAGATGGGTTTTACCAGATCAAGACGTTATGCTAATCATAACACAGGCAAGAAATATGATGATGAAGGCAATGTAAGACCCCAAGAACCAGATCATATGACAAGTAGGTATGCTAAGTCGGCACAAATATTTAAAAAGATTAGAGATATTGTTGCGAAATGCGACACCTATGTTAGGATGAGAAAAGAATGGAGATCTAACGAATGAATATTTTTGTCACAAATGCTGACCCTGTAAAGTCAGCACAGGTATTACCTGACAAACACATTGTCAAAATGCCACTAGAAACTTGTCAAATGCTTTCTATTGTTGCATCAGAAAAGTGGGGTCACGGTTTTGGTGTTTTACCTAAGTTAGATGGTGCTCCATACAAAACAGACAAAGGTGCATTTCGTAATCACCCTTGTACAGTATGGGCACAGACATACTTCCGTTGGTTGATAGAACACGGACTTGCCTTATGTGCAGAGTACACTCATCGTTATGGTAAGACACACAGTTGTCAATATACTATCGAGTGTGCTGATATTATTTTTCCTGATAGTCCTGCACCTACAAATTTTGTAAGGGCAATGTATGACGAGTTCAAGTACGATAATACTATCGACACTTTTACAGCATACAAAAGATATATTGCATCTAAACCTTGGGTGTGCGATAATTATCTTCGTAGACCAGAACGCAAACCTTCTTGGATTTCATAATGAGTAACTTTTTGTGGGTTGAAAAATACAGACCCAAAACTATTGATGAGTGTATTCTTCCAGAGAATATAAAAGATGTTTTAAATAAGTTTGTAGAAAAAGGAGAACTACCTAATCTATTATTATCAGGTCCTCCTGGGATTGGAAAGACCACTGTTGCAAAAGCAATGTGTGAACAGATTGGTGCAGACTATTATGTAATCAATGGATCTGATGAAGGTAGATTCTTAGACACTGTTAGAAACAATGCAAAGAATTTTGCATCTACTATGTCTCTAGCATCATCTGCAAGTCATAAGGTAATTATTATTGATGAAGCAGACAATACTACTCACGATGTTCAACTTTTACTTAGAGCATCTATAGAAGAGTTTAGTAGTAACTGTAGATTTATTTTTACTTGTAACTATAAGAATAAAATTATTGAACCATTACATTCAAGATGTAGTGTAATTGATTTTTCAGTTACAGGAAAAGAGAAAGCAACTATTGCAGCAGAATTTTTTACTAGCATAAAAACTATACTAGATAAAGAGCACGTAGGTTATGAACCTAAAGTTGTTGCTGCTCTAGTACAGAAATATTTTCCTGACTTTAGAAGAACCTTAAATGAATTGCAAAGGTATTCTTCTATTGGAAAAATTGATACAGGTGTTCTTGCTGTTCAACAAGCAACCAATCTAAATGATTTAGTAACTCATCTAAAAACAAAAGAGTTTACAAAAATGCGTAAGTGGGTTGTATCTAACTTAGACAATGATCCCAATTCTATTATGAGAACTATCTATGATTCTCTATATGATCATTTACAACCACAAAGTATTCCACAGGCAGTTCTAATCATTGCTGACTATCAATACAAAACTGCATTTGTTGCAGATCAAGAAATTAACCTAGTTGCTTTCCTAACCGAGATGATGATGCAATGTCAATACAAGTAGGATACGTTCCTAATCATATAGCAGACTTTATCTATGAGGTCTTGTGTAGAGATAATACCTTTCCGTGGTTCTACCAAGAAAAGACCTCATTTTATAATGGCACTGCTGAAGTATTACAACTAGATGGATACGAAGAGCATCCATATTTTGCACATACTATTGTCACTGACAATCAGATAAAGTCAAACGCATATGATATAGTATTCGATAAACTATGGAAGTATATGGTAAAGAATGTTGATGGAGATTTTGGTGAGTTAATTCGTGTACGTGCAGCAAAGACTATGAAAAATAAAGTACCACCTACACAACCACACGTTGACGCACCGTTTGGACATTGGGTTATGATTTACTATGCTGACAATAGTGATGGTCCAACTACAATATATAAAGAAAGGTATGGTGAAAATCCAGAGAACGTCAGACCTAAACAATACATAGATCCTGAGAAAGGAAAGTATGTAATCTTTGATGGTCGTATGTATCACTCTGGTAATGCACCTAGAAAACATTCTTCAAGAACTATCTTGAATATCAATTATTATGGACACACACGAATTCTTTCCAGTTAAGTTTTATTCATTTGATAATAAAGATTTAGTAGAACCTACTTTACAGACCCTTATGGAATGTGAACGTGGGTTATTTAATATTCCTAATACTGTAGAGACTACTAAAGGGGATTTATTTGAGAGAGAAGAATTTAAGGATATACATAAATGGTTTGAACAATGTTTGAATGATATAAAAACTGAAGAACAATTACAGTTTGAAGGTAACTTCAAGGTCTGTATGTCTTGGGGAAATGTAAGTGGACCTGATAGCGGTGGTTGTCATCAAGCACACAGACATCCGTTTTCATACCTGTCTGGTATCTATTACCTCACAGAGGGGTCTCCTACGGTCTTCCAGGACCCTCTGACACCACGTACGATGAATCAGTTAGAAATTATTAGTGGAACATATGAGAATGCTGTAGCGATAGAACCAACTGTAGGTCAACTATTGATCTGGCCAAGTTGGATGATTCATTGGTCTGTACCACATCACGGTCCAGAACCACGTGCTGTTATTGCTTGGAATGCTCTACCTGATGGTGGTATTAACTTTGGTCCTTATGGGCAGAATATGGTAAACCTAAAAGTAAACTAATGATCTTAACTCCTTTCGGTCCTAAAATTTATCACGATAAAATAGATGAAGAGGTGAGACTAGATTTATTGAGATATGCTTTTGAAGCAGAACCATCTCAAGATGCGTCTGGTATATTAGCAGGACAACTAGAAGAACAGTATTACATCTATCCAAGTAAACGTGACTTAAATGAATTACGTAAGCATATTGGTACATATACTAATCAAAACTATATTGATATAGAACCTATCTGGGTAAATTTTCAACGTGCAGATGATTGGCAACCTATACATAATCACGCAGGTGAATTTAGTTTTGTAGTTTATGTAGATATTCCACCTGGAATGTATGATGAACCAGAGATAGCAGGTTCGATCGTGTTTAACTATGGAGAACAGTTACCACACTCAAGATGTCAGTTTGGTCCTATCAAACCACAGGTAGGTGATATTTTTATTTTTCCTGCTTGGTTAAAACATTGTGTGTATCCCTACAAATCTACTGGACAAAGAGTATCAGTTAGTGGTAATATAATAACAAGATTAAATTCGTAATGAAATCATTGAAGACTCCTCTGAGGTATCCTGGTGGAAAGTCTAGAGTAGCACCAATGCTCGTGGATAAAATGCCACGTATGACAGAGTACAGAGAACCTTTTCTTGGTGGTGGTTCTACTGCTATAGAATTTACAAAAAGATATAGAGATATACCTGTATGGGTAAATGACTTATATGTTCCTCTATATAATTTTTGGACAATATTACAGGAAGATCCTGATACTTTATCTGATGCCCTAATGGGATTGAAGATGAATCACGATACTCCTGATAAAGCAAGAGAACTATATCACGCAGCAAAGACTAGAGTTAATGACTCTGATATGTTTTTGTCTGCTGTTTACTTTTGGGTAATGAATAAATGTTCCTACTCAGGTCTAACAGAGAACTCATCATTTTCACCACAGGCATCAGTACAGAATTTTACTAAGAAAGGTATTAAGAACTTACCTTACTATGGAGAACTGATTCAAGATTGGAAGATAACTAACTTAGATTATAAAAAATGTTTTGGTGATGATGCTTTTCTTTTCTTAGATCCTCCATACGATATTAAAGATTTTTTATATGGTGGTAAAGGTGGAACAATGCACAAAGGTTTTGATCACAGACAGTTTGCATATCATTGTACAGAAACAACAAATGACTGGATGATTACTTATAACATCAACGAAAACATTGAAGAATTATTCAAGAAATATACAATAGAAAAATATTCTATTACGTATGGAATGCAACACAGAGAAGATAATACTAGAAAGAAAGAATTATTAATTACTAACTATAGTATAAAGTCACCATTAGAGGAGTTGTTCGTTGATTGAAGTTATTGATGATTTCTTTCCTAGAAGATTAGTACAGGAAGGATTTTACTATTTGGATTCTTATAATGATTGGGATCACCTAGCAGACTCTCCAGAAAATGCACACGCATATACTCTAGGCAAAGCATTTGAATATCCAAACTTTGAACCTGTAGCAGATAAATTTTTTAAGTTATTAGATATTGAAGCAAGAAAATGTTTGTATAATTGTTTCAGACATTCTGATTGCCCTAAAGCACACGTTGATTCAAATGTAGATCAAGGTGTAACATATCTAATTTATCTTAATCTTGACTGGAATATTAATATGGGTGGAGAGACCGTCTTTATAAAAGAAGATACTGCTGATATAATTAAATCAGTAGCACCTCATCCAGGTAGAATGATAAAGTTTCAATCTATCATTCCACATATGGCAAGACCTCCTGTGAGAGACGCATTTCCACGTAGATATAGTCTTGTCTTTCAAACACATCCTTGCGATGACATTCACCTAGGAGATTTATTATGAGCAAACGTGACGACTATCCTTTAAAGGATTATTTGAATAGTGTTAATCACACTAAAGAAAACTTATTAGAACGTGAAGGTGACTGGGCAAAGAACTATCCTCCATTCATTGTAAACAAATGTCTTAGTGGTTTTACAGATACAGTTCTGTACGCTAATGAAATGAATGCACACTTTCACTTAGATAAAGATCTACAATATTCCTTTTATCTAAATAGCCTTAGGAAGAAACGACGTTTCTCTCCTTGGGAAAGAAAAGAGAAGATAAAGGACTTTGAAATAGTAAAGAGTTACTTTAAATACTCTGATGAAAAAACCAAGGATGCGTTGAGGATTCTGACAAAGGATCAAATTGATTTGATTAAACTTAAAATGAATACAGGAGGCAAAAGATGACTGACGAGAATGTAGAAATCTCGTGGGATCCTGAGCAAATGGTAGAGGTGACTTTACGTCAACCTGATGATTTCCTCAAGGTAAGAGAGACACTAACAAGAATTGGAGTTGCTTCTCGTAAAGAGAAAAAACTATTTCAGTCTTGCCATATATTACATAAGAAAGGTAAGTATTATATTGTTCACTTCAAAGAACTATTTGCTTTAGATGGTAAGCATTCTAATCTAACAACTAATGATGTACAACGTAGGAATCGTATTACAAAACTGTTGTCTGATTGGGGTTTAGTTGTAATGGTAGATGAGAATAGAGTCGAAGATATTGCACCTTTAAATCAAATCAAGGTTATTTCTTTTAGAGATAAGAAGGAGTGGGTCTTAGAATCTAAATATAACATCGGTAAAAAGAAAGTAACGGAGGAATCTTAATTGTACGAGACAGATGAACTAGGAGAGGTAGTAAGGGATTTTGCTAAAAGGATTGAGTATGTGTGTGCAATGGAAATGTCAGGTAAGATAACACAAGAAGTCGCATACGAAAGAATAAGAACTGAATGGAAACATCTAAAGAAAACTAGAAAATTTTTGGTGTCTAAATAGGGTTAGTTACCCTAAATTGTAATGGCAGAAGTAAAAGAGAAACCTAAAGGTCCTATAGGTAAACTTAAAGAAGTTGCAGAAGATAAAGAAGAGCAACTGATGTACTTAGCGACATTGATAAGAGTGATCGTTCTCGTGTGGTCCGCAGGAATTTTAACTTTGAACTACGTTAAAATACCAGGTTATGATGCAGGAGAAAAGATCGATCCAACTTTCATAGCTTCGGTTTTCACAGGAACTTTGGCAACTTTTGGTGTCCAGACTGGGGGTAAGAAAAAGAAATCAGGTGATGGTAGTGGAGATGCAAACATATCTAAAAAAGATATGGAGTTTCTTATTGCCAAGGCATCAGAGACTGCTCCTGCACAGACTATAAGAATAGAGTCAGCACCTATAAAAATTACTCCTGATTCAAAATGAAATGGTTTAGTCTAGGTTTAGGTACGTTATTAGGTGTATCCCATATAGGGATGATTGGTATGATAGCATCTAGAAAAACATATCCTGTCATACATCCACCTGTTATAACTCCTTATACATCATACGTTGTATCCGCAGATAAAGATGGATACAAGATGAGTTACGTTGGAAATGATCCAAAGACAATGTATAAGACAACTAAACTTGATGAGAAAGGTGGTTTCCTAGGATTAGCAAATGAAAAAACAGAGATAGTAGAAGAATATACAATGGATGGAGATGTACATATACAAAAATCTCAAGCAAGTCAAGGTGCTTCTACTGTCACAGACAAGAACGTAGCGTGTATAGAAGCGGTTGGTGCTGCAAAAGGAACTGGAAGACTGGTTGGTACAAGCATTGGTGCTAGTGCTGCTCCTACTCTCAGTAGTATTCCCTTTGTGGGTTGGGTTGCAGCAGGTTGGGTAGCGATGTTTGGTGGCGATCAAGGTGCAGAGATTGGTGGTAATATGGCAGAAGACCTAAATAAAAATTGTTAGGATTAAATTATGTTTTCAGTATTAAACGTAGTAGAAGCGTGGAATGAAATCTCTTGGGCAGATGCAGTTCCTTTTACACTTGTTCTTATAGGTCTTTACTGGGTAAAGGTAAAGATAGATACATCACTTGGATCTATTAATAAGAAGCAAGCAAAACAATTAAAGAGAATCATTCGAGAAGCAATCGATGAATCTGAATTAGTAGATAAAATCAAATGATATTCTGGATTGGTTTTTTTGTTATGTTCTTCAACGAAGGATTCGTGATGATGCGTCACGTGTCACCGTGGTTTGCAAAACAAAGAGAAAGAGTCATTAACAAATTAGGAAGCAATGTGTGGTATCGTCTTCACGGTACGTTAGATTACACTTGGATTGGACTTGTAACACTTGGTCTAATAGTAAACTCTAACAGACTACTACACATATCATTACTAGCAATTTTTTGGATTGGTTCTTTCGTAGTATTTTATTTACCGAGATGGAAAAGAAAAAGACGTTACTTAAATTTGAAAAACAATTTGGGAAAGGAGTAGATCCTTGGTATGCCAAGATGGAAAGATGGGCAAAGAAACAAAGGTTTCCTATCAATCATCTTTTACTAGGTCTTGTAGCATATCTTAAAGAAGAATGGATAGAGCAGAAGATAGAGAACACAATGGAAGACGTGGATAGACAGGCAGAAAAAATTAAAGAAGATTGGGATGCTCAAGAACGTGAACAGTTTGGAGTGATAAATAGTTCACCTTCAGAAGTGAAGGGTTTAAACAATTTTGAAATTAATTACAATGCAAAAGATCATTAATGGAATCGCTATTGCAAGTGGTGTTATCTCTCTCACCGTTGTTGGTACTGTTGGGTATGTATTCATACGCAAGGATGCGATTATCGAAGACATCAAAGGTAAAGTGATGGAATCAGTTATGCCTTCTGTAGGTGGTGCAATCCAAAATTCATTACCTGATATAACTGGACCTGTATTACCTACTGGACCTAACTTAGGACTGTAATGGAAGAAGTTCCAAATATTATTATTTCGGATCTCTACATACCAAACACCAATAATGTAAATGTACCACCGTGGGTTGGAAAACCCGCGTGGTCTTTTGGTCCTAGCGTTCCTGTAACAGTTGACATTGGAACTCCTATTGTCAATATTCCAGGTTGCGTTAAAGCACACGAACTCAATAATCAAAAAAATAAAAATCTTACTGAGGATGATCCTGATAAAACCCTCACATATTGTGATGCAGGAGTACCTGCTTTTGAGACTATAGATTACAGAGAAGATGAATTAATCTTTCAACAGGAGACCGTGGTTCCAGATATAGCACCACCTCCAGAAATAGATACACCAGAAGTAACACCACCAAACATACCTCCTACAGAAAAAGAAATAGAATGTCCTGCACCTAATCAACCTAGAGTTGGTGATCTAACTCAGAATGGAGAAGAGAGAGTTATAGGTCACGAGATAAAAGAAGGTCAATGTGTAGTATTATACGAGGACACTACAACAATCGAACAATTTTTACCATCTACAAATCAAGTATCTGTAACAGCATCGATAGCAGTTGTTGCTACAGCATCTGCTGCTGCAACACCATTATTATTGAGAATTATAAAACCTGCAATAAAAAAACTCACTACGACTATACAAAAGAAGTTCGGTAAAGAACCACCTAAGTTAAGTCGTAATGAGATACAGACTAATAAGTATCGTGAGAAGAAAGGATTACCTGCCTTCAAACGTCCTAAGAAGAAAAAGAAAAAATGATAAAGATATATTATTATCCATTTGAAGGTAATGCAGGTCCTGATGCACTTGATTCACCATTAAATGTTGATGGAGTTGGTATAGAACCAGAACGATTTTATAGTAATCAGAGTCCTTCTTTACCCTATCATAAATGTCCTGCTTGGGCACATAAGGCAAAGAGAGAGTTTACAGCATTCTCACCACGAGATGTTACTTTGAATATAGATTTCGATAACGAGACTATTGACTCACCCAATACTAACATACGTGAGTATCTCGAACCTATTCAGAATTGGCAGAAGACTGGTACATTCCAATTACACCTGATGAAGTTTTATATCTGGACAGACACACCAAATGTTTGGGTTGAACAAAAAGATTGTGGTCTTACTTCTTATCAAAACAATCTCACATTGGTTGGTGGATGGTGGAATCTATCTGATTGGAGTAGACTAGCAACGTTTGCATTTGACGTTGTTGATAAGAGTAAACCAGTAGTAATTAAACGTGGTGATCCACTGTTTAGGTTTGCATTTTATAAGGAGGATGATCTTACCAAGACATTTGATATGGTCAAGTCAACTCCTACACTTGAACAGATTAGGATGTTTGAAAAGAGAGTTAATCTTAAGAACCTCATACCACATCTGTCAGCACAGTTAATGTTTGGTGATCGTCCTAAATGTCCTTTTAAGGATTTGTTCCAATAGATACATCTTTTAATAATGAAGCATCTGTACTAGGTATTGTATGAGAGTGGTTTGGAAGAACTCCAGGTGGGTTCACTAGAACCACATCGGCACATACAGCATAGTATGGTGAGTTTTTATGGAACATTATTCCTGCCTTCATCAGTTCACCACAATTTTTCAATCTCGCGATCTCAAAGTCTAATCTTTTATTAGCAGTAAGTTGTTCTGAATATGCTATTTGACTTGCTGCTGCTTCTTTACATAATTTTTGTAGTGTCTTGTCTAATGGTTTAGACCACGTTGCACTAAAACCTATGGACAGTGAATGATTATCTTTCTGACCTGTTCTTACTGGAATTTCATATAACACTTGCCCTGGATTATCTGGTGCACCATCTCCTGTGGGATTTCCATTTGCATCTGTAGTACCAGTCAAGTCACGCATATCGTACACTTGATCAAACCACAGATCTTCGTAGGGACGTTGTATAGATGTACTCCCTGTAACATATGGTGTGAAGTTTAACGTTGGACCTTGACATTGTATGCCATTTCCATAAGTATTAGTTATATACGGACCCTGTAAAACCTGTATAGCTTGATTTGTGACACTTCCAGAACTGTTTGCTATTGGCGATGCTGTTGCTGACACACCACCAACTGTCTCTGCACGCATAGGTAGAGCGTTAGCAGTGAGAACTGTTGCTATTATTGTTGAAATATACTTTGCGTATCTGTGACCGAAGTTATGGTTGTTTCTCTTTGTATTACTGTATGATTTATTAGACCTGGGGCACGATACGTCTCCGTGAACTGGAACGCTGCTCCTGGAGTTGTTATCGTGTAATTTGGTTTGTTTGCGTGGTCTAAGTCTTGCCATTGCGAAGTCACTCCATTAATAGTATTAGATGAACCATTCCCTATAGCGGGTGATATGGTTGTTCCATCTTGTGATACATTTGTACCACTGACCGAATATTGCCAACCCGTCGCGTAATCCATAGAATTTATGGTCTCCGTCACGGTGGAAGTCGTTTCCGTGTGGCTAGTCATCGATCCCTGAGAAAAATTTGGCACCACAGGCACTGCTATGACTGGGTTTACGCCCATAGTCAACGTTGCAATGCCACATATGTACCATACACGTTTCATTATTATATAGTTACTTATTGGATGGTTAATTCAGTAGTAAATTGTCCTAGGGCACTTGTACCTGCTCCACCTGCTGTTACTGTAACTGTACCAGAAGAATCAATGGTACCTGCTAAAGTATCTTTTGTTCCTGCTGCTGTGGATGTCTGATCACCGAACGCTGATACAGCACCTGTGGTCAACGTTGTTGATATGGCATCACCTTGATTCCAAGATTGAGTAAAACTGAAACTTTCACCTGCTGTTGCCTGAACTGCACCGATAGAAGGTATTGCTCCGACCCCTGTGGAAGCAGTGATTGTCATAGCACCTATGGTGTTGTATGATGAACCACTTGAATCTGTACCAGTTGTTGTAACGTTGTTACCTGATACACTGTAAACGTTTGGAGTACGACTTACTTGAGTCGCTGCTGCATTCACATTTAACTGGATACTAGATTGAATCTTATGTGTTAAATCTGCCCTCGCTGATAGAGGTGCACCCAATATTCCCATAACAATAACGAAAGCGAGTTTCTTCATTGTCTTTAAATTTAGAGACTATACTGGCTCTATTTAGACAAATAAATGCTTTCGCGACACCCGTATATTTACTTATGGTTATCCCCCTAGTCATAGCAATACATATAGTGTTAAATAGTATTGTCGCCTTACAGGGACACTATTCACACTCGCTTAAAAAGGAGAACTATTATGGGTACGCTATCTAGGTACACAGCAAATGACCTTGACTTTCTAATGGATGCTATAGAGAAAACAAGCATCGGATTAGGACCAACTCTCAAGAGATTGGATGTCACAAACGGATCTAACAGATCCTATCCACCATATAACATCATCAAAAACTCAGAAGAAAACTGGGAGATTGAGATGGCACTTGCAGGATGGGATAAAGATGACATAGAAGTATCTACAGAACAAAACGTTCTAACTATTGCATCTAAAAAAACTAAAGAAGATGAAGAACCACGCACACACGTGCACCGTGGACTCGCATCTAGGGAATTTACTCAGACTTTTAACCTTGCTGATGATGTAGAGATTGGAGAAGTTCAATACAAGAACGGTCTGCTATCAATAAATTTGAACAAGATTGTACCAGAACATCAGAAGAGAAAAGTTTTTGATATATCCTAAATTAAAAACACTTGACAATCTTAATGTATTAAGATATACTATATAATTATACAAAGGGATCGAAAGATCGTGCCCCTGCGTAGATTCAAAAGACACCTTAGTCGAGGTAGTCTAACATCCGCAGGGTTTTTTCTTGCGAGATACTATAAAACAAAAATGATCAAAAAAACAATCGCAGCACTTGCTGCAACCCCTCTTCTATTCTCTGGTGCTGCGTTTGCAGGTCCTTACGTTAATGTAGAAGCAAGTGGTTCATATCCAGATGGAGCATATTCATCAGGAACTTGGGAATTCCAACTTGGATACGAAGGTACAACACCTAATGGTATTGACTGGTATGTATCAGGTGGTCCTACAGTTACTCATACAGAGACTGCTGACGAGTTCGGTGACACTGAACTAATCGGTTACATCGGTGGTGGTAAGACACTTACTGATAGTGTAGGAGTTTATGGTGAGTTATCCGCAGCAACTAATGTTGATGACGTAGACTGGGCAGGGAAAGCAGGACTTAAGTACACTTTCTAAACCTTTATACATAATACACAACTGAAGAGACCCACCCATCGGGTCTCTTTTTTATTCAACTAAATTTATGAACTACTATGTGAACTGCACACCTCGGCATATTAAAGAGAAGGAGAATGTCAATATGGACATCCCTACTCAAGATGTCGAGGATTTTCTTTATTATGTTCGTCTCTTAGCAGACGAAAGAAATATTTCATCACGTCGTGCCTTTGGCGAAATGGTCAAAGGTGTTTACCAATCACTTATGGAGAAAGAGTATGACCGTCAAGATCGTAAGAGTCGCCAACGGGGAAGATATAATCGCTGATGTTCAAGAAGCGTACCCAAATAAAGAAGTGTATGCTCCTATTGGATACTTTCTAACTAACCCATATCAGGTTATAATAGAAGCAACAGCGGAAATGCTTTTTGAAGAAGGCACTACTGATGAACCGCAGAAGATCAATGATCTAAATCTACAACTGTTTCCTTGGATACCTATGTCAGCAGACAAACGTTGTCTAGTACAGTTAAGTCAGGTTCAAACAATTTACAATCCACACCCAGAGGTAGAATCTAAATGGGTAAAACTATCAGAGGTAGACAATGGCACCAATCAAACTGGTGATACTCAGAAATCTTAATTACTTGATTGGAGAGGTCACAGAATTAGATGAAGAACCATCTTATCTTATAACAGGATGTATGAAAATAGATGGTGATAAGTTCACACCATTTCCATTACATACAGATCAGAGAGATTGTTTCTTGACATCTGATAATATTATGACTATAGTAGATCCATCAAAAGATACAATCACTAATTACAAAAAAGCATTGTGAGCAAAATATACTCTAACGTAACTCTACTGGGCGACTCTATCCTCTGTAGAGGATATGAAAATGGTGAACCAGTATCGTTCAAAGAGATTATTAAACCAGTATTATTTGTTCCCTCTGCTAAAGGTAAATGGAGAACTTTAAAAGGTGAACCAATGACACCTGTTGTACAGGATGGTGCTAGACGTGCTAGAGAATTTATTGATAAGTACAAAGATGTTCAAAACTTTGAGGTTCACGGTTATGAACGTTTTGTTTATCAATGGATCTCTGACAAATATCCAGGTCAATTAAGATTCAATATGGATCATATGAAGATCTATACTATTGATATTGAGGTTGCCTGTGAAAATGGATTCCCTGATGTACAAGCATCACAGGAAGAGATGCTTTGTATAACAATCAAAGATCTTGCAACTGGTAAGTTTATTACTTGGGGAACTCGTGAAGCAAATGTAGAGTCAGAGTATCGTGTGTTCTGGACAGAACAAGAAATGCTTGCTGACTTTCATAAGTGGTGGTGTGAAAATACACCTGATATTATTACTGGTTGGAATTGCAACTTGTATGATATACCTTACATCTGTCGTCGTTTAGAACGTGTCCTAGGAGATAAATGGCAGAAGTCATTGTCACCTTGGAATAAAGTTAATATGAGAGAAGTCTACATCCAAGGACGTAGAAATCTTGCTTACGATATACTAGGTGTTAGTATCTTAGACTATCTTGATCTCTATAGAAAGTTTACATATACTAATCAAGAGTCTTATCGTCTAGAACATATTGCTACAGTAGAACTTGGTGAAGGTAAACTAGATCATAGTGAGTATGAAAACTTTAAAGATTTTTATACAGAGCATTGGCAAAAGTTTGTAGAGTACAACATCAAAGACGTTGATCTAGTTGACAGACTAGAGAAGAAGATGAAACTTCTTGAACTAGCAGTAACTATGGCATATGATGCTAAAGTAAACTTTGAAGATGTGTACTCTCAAGTTCGCACTTGGGATACTCTTATATACAATTATCTTAAGGAGAAGAATATCTGTGTTCCACCTCGTCAAGAAAGTGAAAAGAATGACAAATACGCAGGTGCGTATGTTAAGGAACCTATACCTGGGTTATATGATTGGGTGGTTAGTTTCGACCTTAACTCTCTGTACCCTCATCTCATTATGGAATATAACATTTCACCAGAGACTTTGGTTCCCACTAGATACCCAAGTATCTCAGTGGACAAAATCTTAGATGGTGAAATTAGTATTGATAGTGAGTATTGTGTTGCTGCTAATGGTGCACAATATAGAAAAGACATCCAAGGGTTCTTACCTCAGATGATGCAAAAGATCTACGATGAACGTAAGATCTACAAAAAGAAAATGCTTATTGCTAAGTCTGAATATGAAAAGACAGGTAATAAAGCATTACAAGCAGACATATCTGCTTTCAATAATATTCAGATGGCACGTAAGATTCAACTTAACAGTGCTTATGGTGCTATCGGAAATCAATACTTCCGATACTTTAATATTGCTAATGCCGAAGCAATTACATTGTCTGGACAGTTATCTATCCGTTGGATAGAAAACAAAATGAACTCTTACATAAACAAAATTTTAAAAACAAAGGAGGTTGATTATGTTATTGCTTCTGATACCGATTCCATTTATCTTAATCTGGGTTCTCTGGTTGAAACTGTATTCAAGGGCAGAGAGAAAAGCGATAAAAGCGTTCTCAGGTTCCTTGAAAAGGTGTGTGATGTGGAATTTGAAAAGTATATTCAGAATTCTTATGAAGCGTTGGCAACCACTGTAAACGCATATGATCAAAAGATGTTTATGAAGCGAGAGAACATCGCTAACAAAGGCATCTGGACTGCTAAGAAAAGATACATCCTCAATGTATGGAATAGTGAGGGTGTTCAATACTCTGAACCTAAACTAAAGATGATGGGTATTGAAGCAGTTAAATCATCTACACCTGCTGCTTGTAGGACAGCAATTAAAGATGCACTGAAAGTTATTATGAATGGTACAGAATCTGATGTACAAGAATTTGTAGGAGATTTCAGAAAGAAATTTGAAAGTATGCCACCAGAAGATATTGCATTCCCTCGTGGATGTAATGGGGTTGGCAAATTCTCAAATCCTGCTACAATTTATAGTAAGGGAACTCCCATACACGTGCGTGGTGCGTTACTATATAATTTCCACGCTAAGAAAACAAAGATAACTCACAAGTATCCTCTCATACAAGAGGGAGAGAAAGTAAAGTTTCTTTATCTTAGACGACCCAATAAAATAAACGAGAATGTAATCTCATTTTTCCAAACATTACCTAAAGAGTTTGGACTTGACAAATACATAGATTTTGATCTACAATTCCAGAAGAGTTTTCTTGATCCTTTACAGGTTATTATGGACACTATCAACTGGAAGGCAGAAAAAATCGCTACTTTAGAAGACCTTTTTGTATGACATCAGCATTTTTTAAAGACATTATCAGCGACATCGGAAACGAGTATGCAGGTGTAGTGTCAGATGGAGTATCAGCAGGAGACGTTGCGTCTTTTGTAGATACAGGTAGTTACATCTTTAATGCCCTAGTAAGTGGTAGTATTAAGGGTGGAATTCCTTCCAATAAAATCACCGCTATTGCAGGTGAGAGTAGTACAGGTAAAACTTTCTTTACCCTTAGTATGGTAAAAAGTTTTCTTGAAAGTAATCCAGACGCAGGTTGCATTTATTTTGAATCTGAGTCTGCATTATCTAAGGATATGATCGAGACTAGGAATATCCCTTCAGATCGTATGGTTTTAGTTCCTGTTACTACAGTTCAAGAATTTAGAACACAATCACTAAGGATTGTTGACAAGTATCTTGAGCAACCAGAGGCAGAACGCAAACCATTAATGTTCGTTCTTGATTCTCTTGGTATGTTATCTACATCGAAAGAAGTAGAAGACTCATCAGCAGGTAAAGACACACGAGATATGACTCGTGCACAGGTTGTCAAAGCAATCTTCCGTGTTCTTACTTTGAAGTTGGGTAAAGCGAACATACCTATGATTGTCACAAACCATACATATGATGTAGTGGGTGCATATGTACCTACAAAAGAAATGGGCGGTGGTTCTGGTCTTAAGTATGCAGCATCGACTATCATCTATCTTGCTAAGTCTAAAGAAAAAGATGGTAAAGAGGTGATCGGAAACATCATTAGATGTGAGACAAAAAAATCTAGGTTTACAAAAGAGAATGCTAAAATTACTACTCGTCTTTTCTATGACGAACGTGGACTCGACAGGTATTATGGATTACTGGAGTTGGGTGAGAAGTATGGAGTCTTCCAACGGAGGGGGAATAGGGTTGTTGTTGGTGAATCTTCCGTTTTTCCTTCTGCTATTCTTGCCAATCCTGACAAGTATTTCACGACCGAAATAATGGAAGCATTGGATGAGGCAGCACAAAAAGAATTTGCGTACGGTTAGTGGAACTAAGAGATTACATACAAATTTACGACTACACATTACCTGATAGTGTTTGTAAAAACATTATTAGATTGTTCGGTAGTCAGGTTCACGAAGAGGTAGATCAAAATGGTTTACCAACATTTCATCAATTCAATATTACTCAATCAATAGATGACAATGAGCACAATCTCAATGTCTCTCCTTGGTCTGAGTGGGGATTGATACAAAATGCTTTGATTGAATCGTCACATCACTATGTCCAAAAATATATGGAGGACGTAGATTGCAGAGCATATTTTCCTATGAAATCTGCACTAGAACAATTCAGAGTTAAGAGATACAGAGCAGGATCGGATGATCGTTTTGATAAACACGTTGATGTTGGAGATCACGCATCTGCTCGTAGATTCTTATCAATGTTCTGGTATCTAAATGATGTTAGTGAAGGTGGTGAAACTGTTTTTGAAAACGGTCCCACCATAAAACCAAAAGCAGGTAGACTAATTATGTTTCCCCCACTTTGGTTATTCCCTCACGAGGGCAAACGTACTATATCTGATGACAAATTCATCGTGAGTTCTTACACACATTATGTCTAATCTTGAAACTCTAATTTTATCATCAATATTCTTCAATGAGAAATTTACTCGTACAGTATTACCTCATATAAAAGGAGAATATTTTGAGGATAACAACAACAAAATAATTTTTGAAGAAACCTCAAAGTATTTTACACAGTATGATGGCATCCCAACAAAGGAAGCATTACATATTGAACTCGAAACTCGTAAAGACCTTACTGGTGATCAATCTAAAATTATAGAAGATACTGTAAGTTTCTTTAAAGAAGAACCACACGATCTTAAATGGTTAGTAGATACTACTGAGAAATGGTGTCGTGATCGTGCAATATATAATGCTTTACTAGAGTCAATACAAATTGCAGACGGTGAAAAGAAAGCAAGTAGAGATGCTATACCATCACTACTAACAGATGCACTTGCTGTAAGTTTTGATAACTCTGTTGGACACGATTATATTGATGATGCTGATGATAGATTTGATTTCTATCATAGAAAAGAGGAGAAGATTCCCTTTGATATTTCTATGTTGAATAAAATTACAAAGGGTGGTCTAGGTAAGAAGACACTGAATATTGCACTGGCAGGAACTGGTGTTGGTAAGTCATTGTTTATGTGCCACACTGCTGCATCACATTTAATGCAAGGATATAATGTCCTTTATATTACTTGTGAAATGGCAGAAGAAAAGATTGCTGAACGTATTGACGCAAACTTATTGAATATAAACGTACAACAATTAGAAACATTACCTAAAGTTATGTACGATAATAAGATGACAAAGGTTGCAGAAAAAACTCAAGGTCGTCTTATTGTAAAAGAATACCCAACAGCAGCAGCACACGTAGGTCATTTTAAATCTTTACTACAAGAGTTAGCAATTAAAAAGTCTTTTACTCCTGACGTAGTGTTTGTAGATTACTTAAACATCTGTGCATCTGCTAGATATAAGGGGGCAATAGTTAATTCTTACACCTATGTTAAAGCAATCGCTGAAGAACTCCGTGGTCTTGCTGCTGAGTGCAACCTTCCTATCATTAGTGCTACTCAAACTACTAGATCAGGTTACGGGAACTCAGATGTGGAACTTACAGACACTTCTGAATCTTTTGGTCTCCCTGCAACTGCTGACTTTATGTTTGCTCTTATTTCTAGTGAAGACTTGGAAGCAAACGGTCAAATAATGATCAAGCAGTTAAAGAATAGATACAATGATCCAACAATGAACAAAAGATTTGTTGTGGGTATTGACAGGGGGAAGATGAGACTGTATGATTGTGATCAACAGGAAAATATTATAGATCCTGGTCACAACGGTGAGGATACACCTAAAATTCAACCAACATTATTTCAAGATTTTAAAGTATGACTTCTACACCAGACCCAATGCCTCAAGATTTTAAGGGGTTCGCATCACCTGCTGCTAAGAAAATGAAGGATCGTCCAAAGCAAGAGAAGTTTGATATTGATCTTGATAAGTACACAGAATTCGTTGATTTGGTAACATCTGATGCAAGTAAGAGTTATGATTCTCTCATAGAAAGGTACGAGGAACTACATAAAGAAGGGTGTAAAATAGAAAGACTCGATACCGCAGCATCAGGAATGCTTGCTGAAGCGGGAGAGTTTATGGAACTCGTCAAAAAAATCAAATTTCAAGGTAAACCTTGGAACGATGATGTTAAAGACCACCTTGTTACAGAACTCGGAGACGTGATGTGGTATGCTGCACAAGCAGCGATGGCATTGGATGAACGTCTTGCAGAGGTAATCTTCCGTAATACAGTGAAACTTGCATCTCGCTATCCAGAGGGAGAGTTTTCTATAGAACGTTCAGAAAAGCGTAAGGAAGGTGACAGATAAATTACCACAGGAAAAAGAAGTGACTAATTTTCCATTCTCAGATATAAAACCTCTAATAAAACTTCCGTTTGTCGGGAGTTTTTATACTAAGCAAGAGGTTGAACTTTTACTACAAAGAACTTTAGACGAAGCAAAACGTATTGATGAAGAGTCAATGCGTAAGCACAATAGAGATGCTACTGTCATAAGTATGATACTAGGATTTACTTGTCTAGCATTATTTCTAGATGGCACACTTCGTTTACTAGGTATTGTACCACCATTTTTAGGAATAGACATTGACATTATAGATAAAATAGTAGAGAAAGTTAATGAACTAAGATGACAGTTTATGTTGGTAGTGGACAACCCGTATTCGAGTTTATACTACCAGATGAATGTATTGAAGAAGCAAACATTGTTATTGATGATTGGTTGAAGTTAGATAAACCATCACCAGAAGCATCTAATGTTGTAGCACGTCAAACTGATTGGGATATGAAGATGCCTAAGTGCGAATCGTATGTCACTTTATGTTGTAAAATGATTGCTAATCTAATATATAACGCAGGTGGTAGAGTTTATGGTGGATTGAATGATGGAACTACAGATGTAGAATATTATGCTAAAGATATATGGGGTGCAGACTATCAGCAGGGAGACTATGTGAAACCACACTGTCATTTTCCTGCTGATTTTGCTGCTGTTGGATATTTAAAAATAGATGATGGTGCATCACCTGTAATGTTTGACGGACGTAATCCATACTATGTGTCAGCAAGACAACTATTAATATTTGATGCAAAGATGCAACACGAAGTACCACCTACATCAGCAGGAAGACGTTGTTTTGCTATGAATCTATATAAAAAAGCAGGTACCTTCTAAATAGTAAAAAAGGTCGATGGCAAGGGAACAAGATCAAGGAACTCAGTTTGAATGGTGCGTATTACATACTGCATATAGTCGTCTTACTAATCCAGAAGTTTTATCTAGTAAACAACTAAAAACTAAAGAAAAAGCATTAGCAACTTGGAATAAAACAAACAGCACAGTACAAAAAGACTCTGTAAAAGTAGTAGATAAACTTGCAAAGACCTTATCCACTAATGAAAGTTTAAAATTTTATGCCTCATTTGAAAAGATGGAATCGGGAAGTAAATCTGATATAGTTTTTTATAAAGGTGGTAAGTTATATCAATGCTCTATGAAATATGGAAATTCTTTTCAACTTAGTAGTTCAATGATAGAGACTAATGTAACTGCACTCACTGAAATATATAAAAAAATTGCTAGAGGTAAGGGTTCAAGCACAGATGGTAATACTTTGGCAAATATTCAAAAGGTAATTAATGATGTGGAAGCATTTTTTCCAAATAAATATATGACAAAGGAAGACGTTGATTCATTAATCAAACACAATCCAAATGCAGCAGCACTAGAAGAAAGGTTGATAGAAATTATAGGAACTAAAGGTAAGGATGGTGTCGGATCAGTCTATGATGAATTTAGATGTGCTTTTGTAGAAGAATCAATCACAGGAAAGATGACATTAAAAGGAAAACCTCTTCAAATAGCGACACATATACTAACAGAAAAAGGTGTGAGACCAATTACTAAGAAATTAGTACAAGAGTTTTGTGCAATAGTAAATCCAAGATTTTCTAAAAAGAAACAAGGTACATTTCCAAAGACAAGACAACTGGGAAAGGGTGTTCTAGGTCCTATAGAGAGGATTCCTACCAGTCTACAAGGTGTCACACAATATAATCCAGTAATTAGATTAGATGTTAAACTAGGATAGTATGAAGAACACTCACCTCGAACATTTAGAAGACGATATACTCAACAATGGGTCTAATGGTGGTAGAAATGCTATCAAGATTCTAAGAGAGTTAGGTCTTATGTTAACAGAACCACATTCCAATATACGAATTACTACCAAATGGGATGGTGCACCTGCTATTGTATGTGGACAACATCCTACTACAGGAAAATTTTTTGTTGGAACAAAAGCAGTATTTAATAAAGGAACACCAAAGATTTGTAGAAGTAATACTGATATAGACACATACTATGCAGGTCAACTAGCAGATAAACTTAAGGTTTGTTTAGAATATTTACCTAAGTTAGGTATTAAAGGTGTCGTGCAAGGCGACTTACTTTTTTATAATGATGTGGTCACTAGAAAAGTAAATGGTGAATCTTGTTATGTGTTTACACCTAATACTATTACCTATGCTGTACCTGTAAAGAGTGATATGGGTAAGAAAATTAGAACCTCAAAGATGGGTATCGTATTCCATACAAAGTATAGCGGTGGTGATGGCACAGTTAGAGATATGAAAGCATCTTTCGGTGTGAATACATCTTCTATGAAGAGTAATGACGTAGCAGTATTCTCATCTAATTTTACAGATGCAACAGGTGCTTCTACATTTGATAGACCTACATTATCTAAGTTTATCTCAGCAACAAACCGTGCAGAAGGTTCTTTGAAACAAGCATCACAATTTTTAGATATTCTAGGACAGACAGGTAGTGGTAAATTTTTACTATCAGAAGTGTTTAAATTGTTTTTTAATAGTTACATTAAAAAAGGTGTAAAGTTTTCTAGTACAGCAGATGTATCTAATGCTTTTGAAAAATTTTATATGGGAGCATTGCAAAAAGAAATTGATGCAAAGAAAACAGAAGCGACAAAGAATAAATATAAACAGATACAACTGGATGGTCTAAAGTTTATCAAAACTAATGCACGACCGATATATATGACAGTAGCATCTTATATGAATTTAACAGAATGTAAGATGTATATTGTTCGTCAGTTATCAAAAGTAAATACTATTGGTACTTACATCAAAACTGACAATGGTTATCGTGTTACAGCACCAGAAGGTTTTGTAGCAATTAAATCTGGTTCCGCTATAAAGTTAGTTGACCGACTAGAGTTTAGTAAAACTAACTTTAATATAGAAAAGAACTGGGGTTGATAAATAGTATTATGAAATTTAAGCAATTCCTATCAGAAGCACGTACTGTTGCAGGAGAAGCAGCAGCGAAACGAGGTCTCCAACACGTTGGTCACGGTTACTATGCTGATCGCACAGGTAACATTGTGGCAAAATCAGAAGGTGGTGAAAGATTAGTTACAGTATCTCGTGATGAAGCAGAACAGGCACGAGCAGGTGCTGAAGAAGGTGCTGCTGAACAAGAAGGTAACGATTCAGTAAACGATCTTGGAAACATTGCAATTACTTTTGGGAGGTTCAATCCTCCTACTGTGGGTCACGAAAAACTTTTATCCAAAGTTGCGGAGTCTTCTCAAGGAGGAGAATACAGGATTTATCCATCACGTACTGTTGATGCAAAGAAAAATCCGTTGGAACCTGCGGAGAAGATAAACTATCTTAAAAAGATGTTCCCCGACCACGCAGAGGCAATACAAAATGATCCTGATAAAGGAAACATTTTCAATGTATTATCTTCTATCAATGAAGAGGGTTACAGTTCAGTAACAATGGTTGTTGGTAGTGATAGGGTAGCAGAATTTAATGACCTCCTACAAAAATATAATGGTCAAGCATACAACTTTGAAGAACTCAAGGTAGTATCTGGTGGACAAAGAGATCCTGATGCTGAAGGTGTTGAAGGTATGTCTGCATCTAAGATGCGTGCATTTGCTGCTGAAGGAAACCTAGAAGATTTTGCTAAAGGTATTCCAGGAAAAGATGAATCAGTAGCAAAACAACTAATGAGTGCAGTACGTAAAGGTATGGGCATTCAAGAAAAAGAGGACGTAGAGATTAAAGAACTCTGGCAGATCGCTCCTAAGTTAGATCTAAAGAATCTTAGAGAAGCATACGTTCGCAAAAGTATTTTTGATATGGGAACAGTAGTTGAGCACCTAGACACTGGTGTTCAAGGTAAGATTGTTCATCGTGGAACTAACTATGCAATATTTGAAGACGGTAACGGATGGAGATTCCGTTGTTGGTTAACCTCACTAAATGAGGTAAGAGAAAAACATCATTCTGCTGATGATGGGTCAGGAAACGACTGGAAAATAGGAACCGATACCTATAGACAAGCAGTACAGGCAATGACTCCTGGGCAAAGCGTAAAGAAATTTAGCGACTTCCGAAAGTCTAAATAATATCATAGGATAATTAATCAAATGGACCTTAAAACAGCGACAAAACTATTGAAGTATAGTCCTTCAGACGTACAACGTGTCAGATATGTCGTAGAGTATGCTAATCATAACACCGATAACCCTAGTGAGTATATCGATGTGCATACACACAGCACTGCACAAAAAGAAATAGCACAGATTTTTGTAGAGACAGCAAACGCAGCGACACTTAATATGAAACCAAGTGATGCTTCTCCAAAGATTGATACTGTTAAGGAAAAGGAGACTACTGTAGATCCACAGTGCGAGAATCAGAGAACTATAAAAGCAAAACCATCAGAAGCATCTGCTAAGACAGAAGAGGTAGAGCACGTAGAAGAGGGCAAAAAACCAGGATTGTGGGATAACGTTCACGATAAAGATAAAAGAATTAAGGCAGGTTCTGGTGAGAAGAAAGCAAAACCTGGTGATGAAGACTATCCTAAGACATTAAATGTAGAAGAGGTTGAGAATCTTGATGAGTTGAGTAACAAAACTCTAGGTGGTTACGTTGCTAAAGCATCAAAAGAAGTTCAAGGTCATATGAATTTTAAAAATCCTTCTCCTCGGACTAAAAAGATAAAGGATAAACAAATTAAAAAGAGAGTGAGTGGTATGGCAAAAGCGGGTGCTAAGATGGCAGAAGCATACGCTTCTGTATATGAGAAGTATGACAATAGATACTCTGATAACACAGGAGAAGAGTCAGCAAAAAAGAAAGCAGCACTTGAAAAGAAAAGAGGAATGAAGTTAGACAATCATCCTCAGTTTAAGAGAGAAGAGGTGGAGCATATTGAAGAGAAGGATACATCAGTAATGAAAAAGTATCTTGATGATAAAGCAAAGAAGTTAACAAAACAAAGAAACGCACAACCTGATCGTTATAAAAATAATCCTGCTTTTGATAGTACTTCACCTAATCCAAAGTACGAGGGAGTATTGTATAGAGTAAAAGAAGCAGTTGATAATTATAATGAAGAACTCAAGATGACTAAGAAGGAATATGCTAAGATTCATAAAGACTTCAAGTCAGATGATCCTAAGAATCCTAGAACTACAAAGTACGTTCCAGGAAAAGGAACTGTATCAATGCCTGTTAAGTTTGTAGAGCATCATCAAAAGGATAAAGATGGTAAGGTAATCGAACACGAAGATACCACACCAGTATCTGTAGAGGAAGGTCTAAAGCAAGCACGTAAAAACGTGAAAGCATCTAAGTGTTGGGATGGAAAGAAGATTGGCAGTCCTCCAACTAAAATGAAAGGTGGAAAAGAAGTTCCTAACTGTGTTCCAGAAGAAATAATTAAGTCAACTAAATTTGTTATTTCTGAAACTCCAAAGGGAGATATGGGAAAAGACAGAGCGACTAAAGTAAAAGATAGATCAGCACGTAGTTATGGTGGATCAGATACTTACGGTGACAAGTATCACCGTCCTATTCGTCGCGAACTTCACCAAGCGAAGAGAGGTGTCAAGAAGGATAAAGGTCACGTCAATAGACCAAACAAACCAATAAGTAAGTTTGATGATGATAGACAAGGTGGATCTCATTGGCACAATATGGGTCAAGGTTTAGGGGGTACAAAGAAACACGGTAAGTCTGACTACGATGAACCTTCAAGAAAGAAGGTCAAAAAAGAAAACTATTCTTGGAGAGAAAGAATGAATTTTGAAGAAGGGATGGCAAGTCCTGAGAAAGGTACTGGTAAGTATTATGTTCAAGGCAAACCTACTGCTATGCAGTTAAAGAAAAGAGAAGAGATTGAGAAAGTGAAAAAGTATGGTAGTGTGGAAGCATACAATAAAAAAATGAATAAATAAAATGGAACTCTCTGAAAAGAAATCTAAGATTTTAGTAAACCCAAAGAAATCTGATCTAATGAAAGAATCTATTCGCGAAATGCTTCGTCTTGAAGTACAAAACCTACAAGAGAAAGCAAAGAAAACACTTGATCCTGTAGGAAAAGAGGACAAGGACATCGACAACGACGGTGATCACGACAAAGATGATAAGTATCTTCTTAACAGAAGAAAGACTATATCAAAAGCAATGGGTAAGAAGACTCATATCTGTGCAAAGATGGCAGAGCACGCTGATTATGGTCTTGTAACTACAATCCCAGAGCATCACACTCTAGTTGAGATGGAAGAACCAGATGATCAGGGTAACACTCACTACGTATCACACTATGACATCGTAGACAAGGGTGGAAGAATCTATGAGAACGTAGCAGTAGAAGATTTAGAAGTATTAGTATCCGAAGCACACAATCATTGATGTATATATAGGGTAGGTACCTTATTCTTTATTAAAATGATTGGTTCAGTTTCAAGTTTTCTCTTACCCTTTGCGAAGAGTATTATAGAGAAAGCAATCGCTAAAATCCCTGATGATGCAGAACTTGGTGATAAACTCATCGACATCTGTTTAGTCATCATCGGTAAAGCAGTCAAAATGACTAAAACACAAGCAGATGATAAGTTGTTTGAGCAAGTCTCAGCAGCAATCAAAGCAAGATAAACGAAGGAGGGCACACCCCTCCTTTTTATTATAAATAAATAATAGGAAACACAATGTTCTTGGAGAATAACTAATGGCGATCTATGGTAAGATTGACGCTGCTGCATTTACACAGAACATTAGCGTCACTAATGGCGACGCTACTGTAACGAAAAATGCTGCTGATAGCGTAGTCCCAGGTGACGTACTAGAAATTTCTAGCGTTGCATATATTGTTAAACAGGTAACTAGCACTACTGCTATAGAGTTACATAAAGCATATGCAGGATCAACTGCAACAGTTACTGCATCAAGCGTAATTAAAAGAACCCCACCAAAAGCGGTTGCAGAATTTGTAATCAAAGGTGGAGATAGTATCACTGACTATCAATTAGTATTTGTAGATACAACAGAAGATGGAATTGCATCTAACAAATCTCGTGGTATAGACGGACCAGGATGGTGGTTGTATAGAACATACAATACAGCACAAGGAACCACACGTCATAAAGCAGAGAAACTTGCTGCACTAAGAGTAGCAGCAGGAACATCAGGTGATATGGCAGACGAGACAGTAGTAGCAGACGTACTTGAGACTATTACTATCGGTACACAACCTTCTAACCAGACCTCATCTAGTGGTGCTGCAACATTCACAGTTGCTGCAACTGTTGATCAGTCAGGTACAATCACATATCAGTGGCAGAAGAGAACTGCTAGTGGTACTAGATTTGCTGACGTAAGTGGTGCTACAAGTGCATCTCTTGTATTGTCTGGACAACTTGCTGCTAATGATGGTGACTCATACAGAGTTAAAGTTAACAGTAGCAAAGGTGCTAAAGAGGTAGTAAGTTCTATCGCAACTCTATCATTTGGTAGTTAATTAAATTATAATTCGTTATGAATTTTTCAGTGTTAACGAACGACAACTATATGTTGTTCGCTATGAAGCATTATGACAATCCCCAGTCTGTAACTTACGATGATTTCCAAGAAGATATGATGAGGTTTAAGTATCTCAAACGTCTCTTTGGCAGATATGTTAAGTCTGGGGTATTGCGTAATCATTTGATCTTAAATCATTTGATTGTATTGTTTAATGTGTTTGGTGAAGCAGCAATACCTTTATTGATTTTTAAAATTGAAATGGAGTATTGGTCTATTATGAAATCTTATCTATTATATCTGAATAGATTAGATCCGAATGGTGGCAATGGTATTCTTGATGAGATAATCATTGACGCTGAAGTTACATCACAGTTGAGTAAACTCTAATGCCCGCAGTATCAGTAGCACAACGTAGATTTATGGGGATGGTCAGAGCAGTCCAGAAGGGCGAGATGTCTGCACCATCGAAAGAGATTGCGTCTGCTGCTAAAGGTATGAAAAAGACTGATGTAAAGAAGTTCGCCTCTACTAAAGAGAAAGAACTACCTATGGTGAAAGAATATATGGTTGGGTATGGTGCTGTTGTATCGTCAGCAAGACCTGGATCTACCAGTCATAGTGATGCGAAAGGAAAGTATGTTGCTAAGACAGAGAAGAAAAAGAAAACTGTCAAAGAAGAAGGTGCTCCTACTATGAGCACAGGTTCTACTGCACAAGCAGCGGGATTCTCTGGTGACTCTGATCCTAATGGTCCTACAGCAGGACTAGATGAACCTTTAGGTGGTGTTGGTAGACCAGTTAAAGGTAGAAGGTTTAAATGTAAAACCAAAAAGAATGGAACCATCAAGTGTGGTCCTTCTACTACTAAAGAAAGTTATACTAGAAATGAGGGGAGATACTTTCCTTTCAAAGTAGAGTTCACTGAGTTTGA